GGAGCACAAGGTAATACTGGAGCTACTGGAGCAAGAGGAGCACAAGGTAATACTGGAGCACAAGGTAATACTGGAGCTGCTGGATCAAATGGTTCAAATGGTTCTAGAGGAGCACAAGGTAATACTGGAGCACAAGGTAATACTGGAGCTACTGGAGCAAGAGGAGCACAAGGTAATACTGGAGCACAAGGTAATACTGGAGCTGCTGGATCAAATGGTTCAAATGGTTCTAGAGGAGCACAAGGAGCTGCTGGATCAAATGGTTCTACTGGTCCTGCTGGATCAACTTCATATACTGCAGGAGCATATGATGATGGTACTTTATCGATAAGCTCAGGTTCTGCAGTATGGGAAGGAATCGCAGGTAATAATATGACACTTGGTCATATTACAACTACTGGATATTTAGACTTTAGGCAGGAGATGAAATTCCGTAACCATGATGGTATTGAATATATTAGATTATATGACATGGAATATTGGTTAGGTAAAATGACAATGAACCTTGACGCATACAACGACAATAATGGTTTAGGTGAAGATGGTGGTAGTTGCGCATTAGCAGTTGACGCTGATTGGTTAGATGCTGCTATTAAATATTCAGGTAGACTTACTGGAGTATCTGATAGTAGATTTAAAACTCAAATCTTACCAATATCTAGTGCTATTGATAAAATAAAGGGTATTACTGGTTCTACGTATTATAGACTTAATAATGAACACAGACAAGCAGGTGTTATTGCACAGGACGTACTTACTGTATTGCCTGAAGCAGTAATTGAAGACGCAGAAACTACTACACTTGCAGTTGACTATAACGCATTAATAGCGCTATCAATCCAAGCGATTAAAGAACAACAATTAATAATTGATAATCTTAAAGCAAGAATTGAAACTTTAGAAAAATAAAACATATAAAATATAAATATAAAAAAATGGCTTTAACAAAAGATTTAACAAAATTTGGTGTAACATTCAAAAATGCGTATACTAGAATTTCTTCTACAAAATATGCGACCGAACTTAAAAAAGAAGTGGTACATAATGAATTGGATATGACGGACCCAAATAATCCAGTAGTAGTACCACCAACTATTACTTGGATTAATACAAAATTAGTAGAAGTAAACTATTCAACATATTCGAATTCTCAATCATTTACTAATAGAGAAGATTCTATTTCTCATGGTACTGTTTCCTTTTTAATTGAACCAGGAACAACTAGCATTGATATACTAACAATATCTTACAATCATTTAAAAACACTTCCGGAATTCACCGGAGCTGCTAACGCTTAATCTAATAAACTTAAATAATGGGTCCCTAGTAATAGGGACCCATTTCTTTTTTATTTAAATTAAACTTTTTAAAAAGTATTCATATAATATGTTAAAGGATATAGATATATGCAATATAATCAACCAAGCAACGACCCACAAAACTTTTTTTGGTATGAGCACGGATTTAGCAAAGAAGAATTAGATAAGATATATTCAGACATAGATAATGTTCCATTTCATGTAGCTACCGTTGTAGGTTCTGATAAAGCAGCACCAAAGGAAATACGCAATTCTAAAATTAAATGGATTCCTAAAACAAGCAAATGGAATTGGCTATATACTAAATTAATAGATATGTCAACCACTGCTAATAAACTTTGGGGGTTTGATTTAATTTCAGCAGATGAACGAATACAATATACTGAATATCTAGCAGATGACGGAGGTCATTACACATGGCACCAAGATATTGGTCCAGGAAAAGCTTCTCTTCGTAAAATATCTATTACCGTTCAATTATCAGAGTCTGATGAATACGAAGGAGGTGATTTGGAAATTTCTCAAGGAGGAAATTCAGTTATCAAAGCAAATAGAGGTGCTGGAGTTGTCATGATATTCCCAAGCTACATGATGCATAGAGTTACTCCAGTTACTAAAGGAAAACGTGTAAGTTTTGTTCTTTGGGTAGGAGGTCAACATTATAGATAATGAATTTACTAATATACACAGGATATTTTAAGGATTCTTGGGATCCGCAACACATAGAAAGCGTAGGAGGTACTGAAATTGCAGTAGTTCAAATTGCTAACATGCTTTCTAAGTTTGGATGGAATGTTGTAGTTAGTGGAGAAGTCAATGAAGGTACATGGAACGGAGTAAAATGGGTGCATACTAATAAATTACATAGTGACTATTTTAATAAATTTGACGTAATCATTGGAGTTAGTTATATTCACTTCGTACTTGAGTTTAAAGAATATGAAGCTAAAAAAATATTTTGGGTACATAACACTGATTTTCATCCTTGGTTTAAAGGCGTAGAAATAGAAGAGGCTGAATCCCTACTCACTTCTAATAACATAGATAGATTTATATGCTTAACTAATTGGCATAAAGAACAGTGGTCACAGAAGTACTCCCTTGACCCTAGCCGATTTAATGTAATCGGTAACGGAATTGATACTCAATCATTTATTGGGCATCCTCCTAAAATTAAAGGCAGATTTATTTGGAGTTCAGCACCTGAGCGTGGATTATCTGAACTTTTAGATAACTGGTCAAAAATTAAATCAATAATGCCAAGTGCTACTTTACATATTTATTCTCCAGGATATCAACAAGCAACTAAAAAAAATTGGGGTAGAGAAGGTCTAGAAGGAGTTGAATTCAAAGGAACCGTTGGCCAACAAGAATTACATTATGCTATGATGTGCTCTGAATACTGGCTGTATCTAACATCATATGAAGAGACATATTGTATTACTGCACTAGAGATGCAAATGGCGGGAGTAATTCCAATAGTAACCAATACTGCAGCGCTAAATGAAACCGTTAACTCTGGAATTATTTTACATGATAATAAAACAAAATGGCAAACCCTTCTTAATATATTAGTTAGATTAAATTCAGGAATGAAGAAGAAGGTAATTATGTCTAATCAGAAATGGATTAAAAAACAGACATGGAACGAAAGATCTTATGATTGGAAAAAACTAATAGAAAATGAAACTAGATAAAATTTACGTATTAGCTATTAATATCGATCAAAATAAAATTGATAGTATTGTTAGTAGATTAAAAGAGCTTGGAACTGTGAATGTTCCATATGAAATCGTTACCGGATTTAATGGTTATTTAGAGTCTATTCCTGAAGGAATGAGCACCTATGATAATTGGGCGATTCCTGATAGTTGGAACCAATGGTGGAAAAATCCATTACATAGTGGAGAAATCGGATGCTCAATTGCACATCATTTACTTTGGAAGAAAATAAAGTCCGAGGGCTTTGAAAGAGTTCTAATATTAGAAGAAGATTTTAAAGTATTAAAACATATCAATGAAATAAAAGAAGATGAGCTTGAGCTTGTCGAATGGGATATGTTATATCTTGGTAGATATTCATTTGAAGATGGACTTACTAAAAGCATATCAGACAATTTGGCGATACCCGGATTATCTTATTGCACACATGCTTATGTAGTTACACAAAATGGAATAAATCATTTGATTGATGGAGGTTTGCAAAATAATATAATTCCAATAGATGAATACATTCCAGCACTATATATGGAACATAGAAGATCAGATATTGCTAAAATATTCTCACCTAGAATGAAGGCTATTTCAACAAAGGTAGATTTTATTGGCCAAACATCAAATGGTAATACAGAAACTGAACTATTAAAAATAAATCAAAATAAAGAAGATATGGAAGCTCCATACTATGAGATATTAGATGCGTCTGATTGGAGTGAATGGTTAAGCAAGTATGTTAATCAAACAATACAGCAACAGCAATGGGATCTATTAGTAGACGAATATCGAGACACTAGTATTTTTGAATTTCCATTATTTACTAAAAAGTTTTGTGATGAAGCAGTTGCTCTTTCAGAATCTATGAATAAATGGACTATTGACAGACATAATGCTTATCCAACAAATGACGTACTTTTAGTAGATATAGGATTAAATGATATTTATAGCAGAGTACTCAGAGAAATTGTATACCCAATGTGTATTCATCTTTGGGCGATAGAAGGTCCAGGATATGATACAATGTATAGTGAAAATTTCTTAGCACGATATACTACCGATAGGCAATCGCACCTAGCGCTACATCACGACTTTAGTAATATAACAATGGTTGTTAAACTCAACGATGAATTTGATGGAGGAGGAACATGGTTTCCTAAATATAAAGTGCTATCTAATCCAAGTGATGTAGGAACCGCTACTCTACACCCAGGAATGTTAACACATCTACATGGCGCTAGACCAATTAATGCAGGTAAAAGATACATCTGTGTTTCGTTCATGCGTAAAGAAAAATAAATATATAAACTACTAAATAATAGATATGGGACACCCTAATATGAACTGCATGTACGTAAATGTATGGGTTCACAATATGCAAGTTGATGAATTATTTGACTTTTTAAATAATAGAATCGAAGATGCTCCGAGCTATTGGCACAATCATGTAGATACTCCGTTTTCAGTGTCAGGAGGATATGTTATGATAAGCTTACCATATGATTCATACTCCAATCTTAGATCACGTAGTGAAATTGAATAAAATAATAATTATGAAAAAACAAGAAAGAATGAATTTCCTTTTAAATTATAAAGGTAAAAAATACAAATCCAATACATTAATCGGTATTATTTGGAAGTTTATTACTGAAAAGTAAAACTGAAACTAAATTAAATATACTTATATAATAAAGCGTCTAACTTAGTTAGACGCTTTTTAAGTTTATAAGAAATAAATATGTACGAAGTTAGCGAATTAAAACAAATGGTCTTTATAGATATTGAGACCACTACTGGTAAAAAGACATATAATGATGTCATTTCAGAAAATCCAGCAATTGAACAATATTGGGATTTAAAATGTAAGCAATTAAAGGCAAGTGAACCTATTGAATTAGGAAATCTTGAAAATAATCAAATATATCCTAAAATGGCAGGATTATACCCAGAATGGGGTAAAATAGTTTGTATTTCAATTGGTCAAATTAAATTCGATGATGATGGTGATCCAGTATCGTTTAACGCTAAGTCATATTATAATGATAATGAACAAACACTACTAGAAGAATTCACTGAGGTTTCACGTAAGATCATGTCGAAGTACCCTCAGATGAAGTGGGTTGGTCATAACATTAAGGGATTTGATTTACCATATATTATTAAAAGATCTCTAATTAACGAAGTATCAGTACCAAAGGCATTCTATCTACATAAGCAAAAACCATGGGAAAACTGTCTACTAGACACACAAGATGTTTGGAAATTTGGAGGTTGGAATTCTGCTAAATTAGGTTTAATATCGGAAATATTAAATATACCAAGTCCAAAGCAGGATCTAGAAGGTAGCATGGTATCTCAAGTATATTGGGAAGGTGGAAACCTAGAAAGAATTAAAGATTACTGCGAACTTGATATTAAAGCTACTGCAAATATTCTGTTAAAAATGTCAAGTATACCTATTTTTGAGTAGATTCAATTTTAAATATATTACTATTTTTTAAAAATAATTCACCTAATATTTTTTTATGTCATTTTTTTTGTTTATATTTAACACATAATAAATAATTAGAAATAAAACTAACGAATAAACTATGATGGACGATTTTAACTTTGATGAATGGGCTGGAAATTCACATGCTGATTTTAACTCTAATCTTCATGAATGGCAAGAAAAAATAATGATTAGTTCAATTGAATCTAACTTTAAGAAGATAAAAGAGAAGGGTATCGATGAGTTGCAACTTAGAACAATTTCATCTTCAGAAATTAAAGATTTACAAAACACTTTACAGATAATGATAGAACATTATAAAGAGTTAGAAGAGTATAGGAATTGTAAAATTATTTTTGATAACTTAGAAAAAATCAACAAAGTACTCGGAAAACAGAATATTTAATTTATAGTTATACAAAGGGTACCTTGTTTTTTTGATATATAATTAATATGAAACACATTAAACTATTTGAAGACTTTATTGTAGAAAAGAAATCGTATGCAAACTCCGCCTTTCTTTTCGGAGGATTCTTTACAGGAATTCAAAGAAAAGGTATTGGAAAGGCTGTAATATCAGATTTATTTAAAAGCAATCCTAAAATAGAGAATCTATTACTATATACGCAAGATGATGCTATTGGTTTTTGGAAAAAAACAGGAGGTAATGTAGTATCGCAAGGAAATGATAAAAATGGAATACTACGTTATTTTGTACAAATAAATAGAAACGATGTAGATTCCAGCGTAGGCACTAAAGAGCTTGGGATATCTTATAAAAATAAATCTACAAAAACATCTAAATTATCAAAAGGAGAATACGATATTAAAATGGGTAGACAGAAAATTGGATTCTTTTTTGTTAAAGATACAGGAACAATAGAAGAGAACCCGATGGATATAATTATAGAATCTGTTACTGTAAATAAAGTAGAATGTGACAATTGTGGTTGGGAATGGAAGCTACAAGAGGGCGGTGAAGATGTATTTATTTGTCATACGTGTGGTCATGATAACTCACCTAAAATTGTAAAAGAATCTGAAGAAGATCCTAGACTAGCTAGGATCAGACATTTTAAAGGATCAGTACAGGATCTTAAAGATTTTGTGCAATCTAAGGTTGAAGAAACAAATTATAAAAAACCAATATAACTTTAAATAGATTAAAATGGAAAATAAAACAGCTACTGAAATACTGACCCAATTAAAAAGAATTGCCGAAGCTTTAGAAAAAAAGAACACTTTGTCTGAATCTACAATAAAGCGTAAAATTAGATTAGAAAAACTAGAAGAAAGAAAACTTAGGCTTGATATTCTAGAATCTATTAAGCATGAAGATGCTAAAATAACCAATGACAACAGAGACTTTCCAATATCAGAAAAGTAATGAGTCATTATGATACATTAGGAGTTGACAAGAACGCAACTCAAAAAGATATCAAAAAAGCGTACCGCACGCTAAGTAAGAAACATCACCCAGATGTTGGAGGTGACGACTCTAAATTTAAAGATGTAGTATCTGCATATGAGATAGTAGGAGATCCTACGAAAAGACAGAATTACGACGCGCTACATGGTAGTCATGGCTTTTTTAATAGGCACAACAATGGAGCTGGTCAAAATAATTCAATGTCAGATATGTTTGACCAAATGTTTGGCAATCAATCTAGACAAGGGTCTCAAAAAGGACCTGACTATAGAATAGACATGCATATCTCCTTTGACGAAGCGTTTAGCGGAACTACAAAGGAATTTTCAGTTAACGGTAAAAACCTATCTGTAAATTTTAAACCTGGTCTAAAAACAGGACAAAAGTTTAGATTAAAGGGAAAGGGAGGACAACATCCATATAATTCAGAACTTCCACATGGCGATGCTGTAATTAACGTACAGGTAATTAACGATGGTAGATTTATATTACAAGGAAACGATATCTGGGTAGAACATAGTCTTCCATGGTGGGAAATTATGACGGGTTCTAAAATAAAAACACTTACTCCTGAAGGTCAGATTTATGTAACTATAAATAAAGGTACTAAACCTGGATCTAACCTTAGAATAAAGGGAAAGGGATATCCAATATATAATACAGGAGATCGTGGTGATTTATTATGTAGAGTAAATGCATATTATCCTGAATTAAACGAAGCTCAACTTGAACTAATAGAACAAATAAAAGACAATGGATAGCTTCTTTTTTGAAAACTTTAGAGATACTCCATCAAACTGGGGGTTTAGTGCGATCATAAATGGATTGACCGATAAAAATACTACTTATAATATAATATATGAGGCTATTATGAATCACCCATCATATATTATATTTTCTGAAGCTAAAACAGAGCACAAGGTTGCTGTAATTTTAAAGATGATTAATCACTATGAATCTAGAGAAGATTATGAGAAGTGCGCAGAGTTACTTATAATAAAAAAACAATTGTTAAATAATATATGCTAATAATTAAAGTAAGGCAAAAGGGTGGGATCGAAAGAGCTCTAAAAGAGTACAAATCAAAAATTGTTAAAACAAAACAAATTAAAAAGCTAAGAGAAGCTAAGGAATTTGAAAAACCTTCTCAAAAAAAGCGTAAACGACACGCAAAAGCAAGATACTTACAGAGCAAGTATAATAGCCTGTAATCAAATATTATAAAATTATTTTATTGAAAATCTACCACTAAAATCAACCGCTTAAAATATATATTAAGAAGCGACACGCATTCATAATACATGCAATGCTAGCAAAAAATATTAATAAGAATGAGCGGATTTATATCAAACACAGACAAAGACAGTTTGATGAGAGCATCATACTATCAAATAACTAGGAATTTTACAAAAACTGTGAATCGCTTCATCGTGTTTAAAGACAACGATAGACTTATAGAAATACCACATGGTATTAAACAAAGATCTAACTTTATAAAACTAATAATAGAATATTTTGAAGAATTAGAAGAATATGAGAAATGTAATAAACTAATGAAGCTAAAGGAACTTGTTATAATAGCAGGTGATTAAATAAAAATGATTTAAATACATGAACAGGGGATCGAAAGAAACACAAAAACAAGGAAGAGCAAATCAAGATTATCTAAAAAAAGTGCACTTAAGACAGTCACAGCAAAAATATTCGAAAGCAATCGAAGATAATGAAATAACATTTTGTTATGGGCCTGCTGGAACTTCTAAAACGTTTACTGCATGTTACACTGCATTAAAATTATTAAAAGACAAAAAAATAAAAGAAATTATTCTTTGTAAACCTATACAGGAAGCTGGTGAAAAATTAGGATTTTTACCAGGAACTGTTAGCGAAAAGGTTGACCCATACATGAAATCATATCAATCTAATATTGAAAAGATTATAGGAGGTCAACAAACAAAATACTTATTTGATAGTAATACTATTAGATTCGAACCTCTTGCTTACATGAGAGGAGATACATTTGACGATTCCTTAATGATATTAGATGAGGCACAAAACGCAACATTTAAGCAACTAATGTTATTCGTTACTAGGATGGGAAGAGACAGTAAAGTTATTGTAACTGGAGATGTTAGTCAGCATGATATTGCTGCAAGTAGAGTTTCTCTACCTGACTTTATTAAATTACTAGAAAAAGTAAAAGGAGTTGGTACCCATATTTTTACAGAAACCGATATAGTTAGGGCTAAAATATTGCAAGAAATCGTAAAAAAATACGATGCCTGGAGAGACAATCATGAATCTAAGTAATAATTAAACTTTTCTCATTTACTCTATATAATAACAAATAAGCAGTAAATGAGAAAAATACTTTTAAAACCAAGCCTAATGAAGGATCCCTCAATAATTGAGGTAGGCGTAGATGAAGCGGGTAGAGGAGCACTTGCAGGTCCAGTAACTGTTGCTGCGTGTATTATGCCTCCTGGATTTCAGCATGAATTAGTTAAGGACAGTAAGCTATTAAACGAACGACAAAGAGCCGAAGCTAGAAAATTAGTAATGGAGAACGCAATTGCCTATCACGTCGAGCACATTCCAATAGATGTTATAGAATCAACAAATATCCTAAAGGCTACACTGACGGGCATGGAGACATGTTTGAGTGAAGTTCATAAGAAAACTAATTTCCAATTTATTTTAGTAGATGGTGATCAATTTCATGGATTTAATGGAATTCCATTTGCTACTATAATTGGAGGAGATAACATGTATGTTTCTATTGCAGCTGCTTCTATTCTTGCAAAAACTGAGAGAGATAGTTTAATGAAAGACTTAAGCAAGGATTATATGCAATACGGATGGGGTAGTAATAAAGGATATGGAACTGCACAGCATAGAAATGCAATCGTAGAAGCTGGTCCTACTGAACATCATCGTCCATCTTTTATTAGTCATATGTTAACTAAAACATCGGTATTGTTTTGAGAGGATTAATCGCAGGAATGCTTCTTTTTTTGGCTGGACAAACTATGATTTGGTTTCAAACAAACGGGCAATTCGTTTACCCATGGATTAAAAAGAATCCATTTCTTGTATCTTTACTTGGAGGTACTATAATCAGTTACATGTTTATTAGAGCTACTGCATATATTGCGGAGTATTATGACGGTCAAATTTGGCCAGGTAGATTTATAGGATTTTCATTGGGAATAGCATCATTTACTTTTTTAACATGGTATTTGATGGGAGAAGGAATTAATACAAAGACTGCAATATCGCTAGGATTATCATTCGTATTGATATCTGTACAAATATTTTGGAAATAATGAAACTACTTGAACTAGATTATGTAACAGTTGCAGTATATAGAAAGAGAAAGAATGGTTCTTATTATATGACGGTAACAGGACAGCACGTTGATGTTGTTAATAATTTAAATGCAAGGAAGCCGATTATTCCACATTCTTATGAGATAATTGAGTTAGGAGTAGGCAAGTTATTTATTGAACAGTGGATGAAAAAATACAAAATAAAGAAATATACTCTAGTCTAAGAAATTGTTAATAACTTTATGAAAATAATTAGGCTGGCATTTTTTTATGTCAGCTTTTTTTGTTATATTTGTATAGTAATAAAAAAAAAATATGAATTATCTACAAGAATACAATTACGTTAAAAAGGTAGTAAACAGTTGCGCCACTGAAGATCAATTTATAGTTGCTAAAAAATGGGCAGAAACATGGGCTATTAAGGCTAAAAGACAATATCCTGATCTTATTCCATCAGCGACTGATTTATATCTACAAGTAATATCTAAATAAAATTGTTAATAACTTTTTAAAAATAAATCACTCTAGATTTTTTTATATCATAAAAAATGATTATATTTAACTATAATTAAAAAACAAACAACATGAAAAAAACAGCAATTTTCGATCTTGATGGCACTCTTGCACTTATCGATGATAGGAGAGCAAAATCAACAAACGTAAATGGTAAGATGGACTGGGACACTTTCTTTGACCCTAATAATATCCAATTAGATTTACCAAACCAACCTGTTATTGAGATGGCCAAGATGTTGAAAAAACAAGGTCATTCAATTGTAATCTTTAGTGGTAGATCTAAGGCTACTAAAGACGCTACTAGGACTTGGTTAAAAAAATTCGATGTGCCATTTGATGTATTAAAGATGCGACCCGTTGGTAATGGATTTCAATTTATGCCAGATGATCAATTAAAGCAAAAATGGTTAGATGACTTATTCCCAGACAAAGATTCTATTCTTTGTGTATTTGACGACAGAGATAAGGTTGTGAAGATGTGGAGAGATAATGGATTAACTTGTATGCAAGTAGCACCTGGTAATTTTTAGAAAAATAAAGAATGAAGCAAATTAAAAAAATGTTAAGAGCATACTGGAATCTAATAGTAGAAGGATATGCTCCGAATAGTAAGTAAAACATACACTCATTAAAAACAAAAAACATGATACAATTTAAAGACCTTATTTTCAAAGACCACCACCACATGATTAACGCACATCATGTATTCGATAACAATTGGGAAATCTCAGTTTCAGCAGGAGCTGGAGCCTACAGTACTCCAAGAGAAGATATAAAAGATCCAGCAAAATTTTCATCATTTGAAATCGCAATCTTTAATCCGAAAGGACACTTTGCAACAAGTGAAGTTTTACAAATTGACGACGATGTAGTTGGTTGGCAAGCAAGAGAGGATATAGATGACATCATTGAAATGATAATAGCACAATAGTATGAATAAAGACTGGTATGTCTATATTGTAAAATGTGCGGACGATTCTCTATATACTGGCATTACGGTCGATAAGGACCGTAGGGTATTAGAACATAACACTTCAAATAAGGGTGCAAAATATACAAGATCAAGGCGTCCAGTTCACCTAGTGTACTGTGAGACATTCGATAACCGATCCTCTGCATCTAAGAGAGAATCAGCAATAAAAAAATTAAGTAGATCAGGTAAATTAGCGCTATTAAAATAAAACATGTGAAATAATTCACTAAAAGTTTTTTTATGTCGTAAAAAATGATTATATTTAACTATAATAAAAAAATAACAATATGAGCATTACAAGATTTAACCGCCACGAAAGCATGAACGATGAAACTAGATCAGAAATCATGTCAATTATTAAAGAGTTATCATTTACTAAAGAAACTAGTATACACTTACAAAATATGATGTATGGTCTTTTTGACGGGTATTTATATGAAGATGTGCAATTATATGCTTTAGAACTTTCAACCGAACTTTGTTCGAGAGTAATGAAAGTATACGATACCTGTAAAAGATACCCAATCAGTGAAACTCAAACTATTTAACGAATAAGATATGAAACAATTTAAAGTAAGCGAAGTTACGTGTAACGGAATTGGTGGTCAAGGCTATCAAGCGGTTCTTAAACATAAGGATGTAATCGTAGAAATTTGTCAAGAAGTTAGAGATCTATTAGGATTAGATGAATTATTTTCATTAGCATCTGAAGATAAAAGTAATGATTATCACAGAGGTCATAGATTTGAAGAAGTTGAGAATAATGCATATAGACTTATTAGTGGTATTGCAAGACATTGTTCTACTTACCTTGATAGCGATGAGTTAATTGAGATGCATGTACCTACAGTATTAAAAACGTTGACTATTGAAGATAAGATCACATTAGTTGTAGATGCTTGTCGAGATTGTGCTGGAGCAGATCACTGGTATACATTTGAAAAACAATGGGACTGATGGGTATACTAGGATACATTATTGCTGGAGTATCTTTTAATTTATTTTATGATTTAGTCATAAACTATTTAGGTGAAGATAATTATAAGCTAAGATTTAATATTGCTGAAAGGCTACTTGTTTGCATTTTCTGGCCATTATTTCTAATTAATTTTTTAATCACATTTATAAAATCACTAATAAAATAATATGACAAACTACGGATACTGTTGCATCAACTTAACGCTAGAAAAGGAACGTGGAATTAAGATTGGAAGATCTATGATAAAGCGTACATTTAAAGCAAAAGGCATCGAATATGCTGGTGAATTAGCAGAAGCTAACCTTACTGACATGATAGAAATTCTTAAATGGAATACACAACACGGAATTAACTTGTACCGAATGTCTTCTAATATGTTTCCATGGATGTCAGAATATGAATTGCATGATTTACCAAACTTTAAAAAGATTAAACAGTTATTAAAAACTGCAGGTAAATTGGCAATCGATAGTGGACAGCGCATTGGATTTCATCCAGGTCAGTTTTGTGTTTTACCAAGTCCTAGTCCAAATGTTGTAGAAAATACCATAAATGAATTAGATAAGTCCGCACAAATATTAGATCTTATGGATCTTCCACAAGATCAGACATATTCAATGAACATACATCTAGGAGGTTCATATGGCGACAAAGAATCTGCTATGAAAAGATTTGTTTTAAACTTTAAAAGATTATCTAAGTCTGCTCAAAACCGACTAGTATTAGAAAACGACGATAAACCAGCACAGTATTCTGTTTTAGATCTATATGAAATCTATAAACAAATAGGTACACCAATCACGTTTGATTATCACCACCACAGATGTTATAATGATCCAATGCCTGAAGAAGATGCACTAAAATTAGCAGCTACGACATGGCCCGATGGAATTAGGCAACTTTGCCATTATTCAAGTGCTAAAAAACTACATGAGGACGAAACTGCTATTATTCGAGCACATGCTGATTATTTATATGAGCGAATCGAAACATATGGAATGGATCTAGATATCGAGCTAGAAGTTAAAGCGAAAGAATTAGCTCTTCAGAAATACATGAAACAATTTAAAGAAGTTCTTATATAAAACTAAAATAAAATAAAATACAATGACAACAAATCTTAAGATTGAAGCCCTAAAGGCAAGGTATCAAGCAAAACGATTAGAAGCGATTGCAACATTAGATGTTTACTTTAATAATTCTACCGGAATTGGAGAGCATCCTCAAATCATCGATGAAATGGATTCTCTAGTAAGAGCGATAGCAGACGCAGACAGCTATCTAGAAACTCTAGCTGGAACATTTACTATGGATTTAGATGAGTCAAGCACTGAAGTTGTAAATAGCTAAAAATTGCTTTTATTTTTAGGCAAAGGGGATCTTTTAAAAGGTCCCCTTTTTATTTTTATATATAAGATATGAAGCATTTAATAAATTTTGAGTCTTTTGTAAGTGAGGGTAGAAAGTCATGGGATACTCTATCCGGTTCTTTAGTGAGAAAGGTGTTTAAGCAATGGGTTTCTGATTTCAACAAAGGTAAAAAATCTTCAACCTATTTCGACCAAATATACGACGAATCAAGAGGCGTTGAGTTCGATTTAGATGCTAATATTTATTTCGGTAAAGTAGACGGTCAAAAAATTGTAGGATTCGAAGTATTAGATTCTACCGGCGCTGACGGAAGAGATGAGATATGGGATGATAAAAATAAAGAATGGGATGACAATGATCCTTTTATAACTATTGATTTCGCAATTAATAAAGAATGGTTACCTGGAGAATGGTCTGAAGTATACATGTACCTATCTGATGTTATGAGACATGAGTTAGAACATATAACACAGGATGGTAAGAATGTAGGTAATTACAGAATGGGAAAGCCAGATACAGATGATAGTGAATTAAGAGGATTAATTAAGCTGGGTCTATTACCTAAATACCATTACTTATTATTACCAAAAGAAGTTGACGCTAATCTACAAGGAATACGATACGAGGCTAAAAAACGTAAAATCTCAATGATCGACTCTGTTAATAAATATCTAGACACTCAGGATTATTTAACTGATAAAACTAGGGAAGAAGTTCTAGATACTTGGAGACGAAGAGCTAAAAAAATAGGTGGAATTCCTAAATTCTAATTATGAAACACATTAAACTATTTGAACAATTTATAAATGAAGGTTTTGATAAGCCTTTACATAAAAAGATATTGAAATTCATTGAATCTACTAAAACATATATGGATGTTTATGATGAAGACAATACTGAAGAAATCATGTTACAAACAAGAGAAAACGGTGATGTTGGATATGAAGAAGCTGGTAGCGAAGATGTCGCAGAAGCTGAAAGAGTTCAGAAGCTAATTAACAAGAAATTTCCGGATTTAAGGGTTAGTATCGAAGAAGTTGATGAATGGGTACACTTAAACATTTTAGGACCTAAAGTAACACAATACAGATACAAATTCCAAAAAGCAGATCCAGAAACAGGCTCAGGTTTTTCTGAAACTTTTAATACATTTGATGAGATGCTTAAAAAACGAAAAACATTTGTTGATGGTGTTAATTGGAAAGATGTTAAAAAGAAGTTAGATAAAATAACAGACTATCCAGATAACTTATTTACTGGCTGGCACTCTAGTGATAGAATTGTAATATCTAAAGCGGGTGATAAAGGTAATGATTGGGGCTATGACTTTTATGTATATAAATTACAAGAAGAAGAATAATTATGAAACACATTAAACTATTTGAACAATTTATAAATGAGGCTGAAAAGGCTAAAGGCGATAGAGGTCCGCTTAAAGGAAAAGCTGTAGAAACTGGACTCAAGAATAAATCAAAAGAAAGTGGAGTACCTTTACCTATTCTTAGAATTATAATGAGACGTGGAATGGACGCTTGGAACAGTGGACACCATCCAGGTATGACGCAAGAAGGATGGGGATACGCTAGAATAAATGCATTCTTAGAAAAAGGTAAAGGAACTTGGGGAGGCGCTGATGCTGATGTTGCGAAGGAGGTAAGAGACGGTGGTCATGATAAAAAACTACCATTTAAATCAAAAGAAGATTAACGTGAAAAGGGTTAAATTATTCGAGGAATTTTTAAATGAAGAAATGGCACTCCAACATTTAGAAGATGAATTTGGAGTTGTATTAGACTTATATAATACTGAAAGATATTTAGAATTATCTAGAATTGAAATACCCAAAGAAAAAAGAGGAGAAGGCATCGGAACTAAAGTAATGAAGTTAATTATAGATTTTGCAAACAAAGAAGGCAAGCCTATATTTTTAACACCATCTAAAGATTTTGGAGCCACTTCGATTAGTAGACTTGCTAGTTTTTATAAAGATTTAGGATTTGTAAAAAATACTGATAAGAGTCTAACAAGAAATACAATGGTAAAATACCCTGATTAATATGAAGCATATAAAATTATTCGAACAATTCATTACAGAGAAAAAACCAGCAGGAGCTCCAGACTTTAATAAGTCAGATGCACCTGAAGCTGAAGGTAGATTTAAAGACTTAGGAATTAAAGATTTAGCAGCATGGTTAATTAAGACTCGTAAAGGTGATGTTAAGAAGATCAGTGGTTCACTAACTCAACAAATTGTATTTAATCGCAATGACGATCCAAAGTATGCTGAGAAGATGGAAAAGGTTCGTAAAGAAGTTTATAAACAATTAGACAGACAGGATCTAATAAATAAAATATAATAAAAAATGAAGCATATAAAACTATTTGAAGAATTTATTAATGAGGAAGTAATTCCAGGAGGAATATCTGGAGATATGTCATTAGCGGATATTGCTAAAAAACATAAAGTAGATCTAGAAGGACTAGACGCTGAGTATGAAAGAGGCATTGTAGTTGAGATGGAACATACTAATGATAAAAAAGTAGCGATGGAAATAGCAAGAGATCACCTTTTTGAGGATCCTAAATATTATACAAAACTCGCAACTATAGAAAACGATTAAGGATATGAAGCACATACAGTTATTTGAGGATTTTGTTAAGAAGTACGGTCAAAAAATAGATAAGAAAACTTTCTTCGCTTTAGAAAATGGAAAAGAAGTTCTATATCTAGGAAGTAGGTGTACTGTTACTGATTCAGATGGTTTTATAGTTACTCTAAAATCAATTGATAGCGGTAAAGTATTTAGAGTTAATTTAAGTATGTTTAATCAGAAAGGAGCTATTACCGAGAACATTAGGGCAGCCGAAGCGCATGATACTATAAATGGAGTACAGACTGTAATTGATGGTAAGAGAGAACTTGTATTTATATCAACAATGGATAAGCCTATTTATGCTCCTAATAATAAAAAAGAAATTAAGGCAATGAATCATGGTATTGAGAACGGCTTAAAATTAATTGAGGTTAAGAATAAGAAGGAAGGAAACGCTTGGGTATTATATAAGACTGATAAAAAAATGGCACAAAAACTTGCTGATTATGCGGCAGATCATGGTGGATATCTAAGCGATTCTACACCTGATGAGGCAAGATATGTTGGCAATCTACTAGGATACGATAAAAAGGATATTGAATCTTTTGTAAAAAGAATCTATAAAAAATAACGAACATGAAATTTGTAAAGACATTTGAAGATTGGAATCACATATCTCCTGAATTAAAGGCGCATATTGACGAAGGCCTTGATTTAACCAATTCTTTCTTTAGACTCGGTAGCGATAAATATGGTGAACTATTTGAAGAAGTAAAACAATATTGGGCGAAAGACAATATTATTCTTAAAGGACCTTCTGGCTGGATGGCTAAAAATCTAGAAGTTGGAAAGAAAGCTATTTATAAACCTAGAGGCGGTAACCAAATCAACGTTAAACTAGATTCTCCTGATAGAGGAGGTAAGGCTAAGTTTATAGTTTATAGAAACAGTGGTAGAACCGACAAAGATGGAAATATAATTGCAAAAAAACTTGAATGGGGAGATCCTTCAACTACTGTTAAGAATGATGATCCAGCAAGAGCTGCAAGTTTTTGGGCTAGGCACCAATGTGATCTTCAAAAGAAAATGGATCCGGATAAAGCTGGATTTTGGGCATGCTATTCAAGTGTATTTTTTGCCAAACAGCTTGGTCTTAAAAGTGATCAACCATGGTAACACATAAAGAAATGATTGATATGATAAATGACCAACGTAAACCTTTCACTGAGGAGAGATTTGATGGTTATATTATAAGACATTTTGATCAAAAATATCCAGAACATCTTTTTAAATGGCACTGGGATAACGAAGATAGATTAGTTAAAGTACTAAATGATTCAGACTGGAGATTTCAATATGATAATGAACTTCCAATAAATATGATCGTTGGAGTTGATATTGAAATACCTAAAGGAGTGATACATCGTATCATTAAAGGCACTACAGCGCTTAGTCTAAAAATAATATAAGATTAAGTAGATATATAACTAAACATTTAAAAACAAACCAAATATTATGTCAAAAAGAATTTTATCTTTCGAGCAGTACGTTCAAGAAGCAGATCGTTCTGAAGAAATAGAAAAAGATATCGTAGATCTAGGAGAACCTAAAGATCTAGACGATGAAAAAGAGGAAGAAGTTCCTGTTGCTGAAGAAGCTGAAGAAGAAGCTGAAGAAGAAGCTGAAGAAGAAGAAGAAGCAAACGAGACCTCTCATGAAGAAGCTGTAGTTAAGGCGGTTTCCGAAATGATTGCTGATAGTTATAAACAAGTAGTTGACGAAGCATGCTCTTATGAAGGAGATGAATACGAAGACCACACAGTAGAGTCATATATGTCTGAAAACGCTGCATTAGTTGCGGCAGTTGCAGCAAACGCTATGAAAGAATCATATGAAAAAGTAAGTGACTCTGAAATATCTAATGAGACTTATGAAGCGATGTGTGAATCTATGAAAGAATCTTATTCTAAGAAAATTGATGAAATGAAAGAATCTTTTACAAGCGGTGATGGTGTCGAAGGCAACAACATCCCAATGTAATTAAAAGTAATAAACTTTTTTAAAGTCGTTCATATAAACTGTGAACGACTTTTTTTATGTAATATGCCCAGAATAGCAATAGAAAAAATATACATGCAAACCGCATATCAATTTGCCAAACTTAGCTATGCTAAGAGGCGTAAGGTTGGTTGCGTTATTGTTAAAGATCAACAATTAATTTCATTTGGATATAATGGAATGCCACATGGATTTGACAACACTTGTGAAACAATTAAAACAGAAACTGTATATTATGAAAATCCAGACGCCGCACTTGATTTAGTAGAAGAACACGGATATGAATGTGAAGATGGATGCTGTACTATAGAAACTACTAGTACAAAAAGAGAAGTCTTACATGCAGAGTCTAATGCAATTATGAAAGTTGCTAAATCAACAATGAGCTGTAGAGGAGCAGAGCTTTATACAACAACATGCCCTTGCTTTGATTGCGCAAAGCTAATTATTCAGGCTGGAATAACTAAAGTCTACTATTCAGAAGATTACCGCGATATGGGTGGTATAGAATTATTAACACAAGCTAATATTGATGTAGAAAAAGTTATATGCTGGAACGAAATATAAAAAAGATTATAGAAGATGCTATTAAGACTGGAGTTTTTGGTGATGGTTTTGCTTTTAGAAAAGGGCAAAGAGATACTATAGAAGCAATAGTAAACGCATATGTTGAAGATCCAGAACAGACAATAATACTTGATGCTCCTACTGGAACTGGAAAGTCTATTATAGGAATGTGGGTTTCTTGGATTCTAAAAGAAATGGGAAACAACGGATACCTTATTACTTCTGATCTATCATTACAAGACCAATATGAATCCGATATTTATAAACTAAAACTTCGATGGCCATCTGTCAAAGGAGCCGATAATTACGACTGTCATGTAAATGGACTTAAGTTCTCATTAGGAGAATGTCGCATGAGGAATATGGGGTATGATCAAGCAATTGCTAAATTAGATTGTGCAAAGACATGTGATTATATTCAATTAAGATTACGGGCTATTGATTCTCCAATTACTGTTCTTAATTATGCATTTTGGTTATTACAAAGAAACTACGTTGCTCCAAAAATGGCAGAGTCTGAAAAAAAGATTCCGTTTAAAAAGAGAAAGTTTACAATTTTTGACGAAGCACATAAAATAGATGACATCGTACAGAATCACTTTTCACCAAAAATTGACGAAAATATTCCTGAATTGTTAAATAATCAATCTAAGTTTTTAATTAGACAGGGTCTTCCAGCACCTAATATTAGTAAGGCATATCTAAGTGACTTAGTATCTGATTTGATCAGAATACAAGATCGTAAGGTATTATTTGCTAAATTAAAGGAACTTGAAAAAGTTTTATTGCAATTTAATGCAGTAAAAAGCGCAGCCGAAAAAATGACTAGAAAAATGTTTGGCGCGTATAATGAAAAGACTCTCACTCCAACTTGGAAAACTGCCTTTGGTAGATTTGATAGAATTAAAGATGTTCATTGTAAGATTGAAGATTATACTAAATTAATTAGTGAAATTGGAATGGACACTATGGTGTGGGACCAGCGAGAAGGAGAAGCTAAGTTTATGTGTACTAAAGAATCTACAATGATTCAAAATTATCTGCACAATCAAGCTGGGTTTAAGGTATTTATGAGTGCTACTATTGGTAACCCAAGAGACTATGCTAGGGTCATGGGAATTAAAAGTGCAAAGATTATTAGAATGGATAACGCATTTAATTATGATAAGTCTCCTGTTGTTTTTATAAACAAACATAAGCTATCTTATAGGGAAAAAGAAGCTAGTTTACCAAAGGTTGTTAAAATACTGGATAGGATTATTGATAAGCATAAAGGACAGCGTGGTATCATTCACACAGGGTCTTACCAGTTTACTAACTACATTAAAAGCAATAGTAAACACACATACAGGCTAATGGATTACGAGAACTCAAGAGAGAAGTCAGATCTATTAGAACTATTCAAACAAAAAGAAGATGCAGTTTTTATGGGACCCTCTTTACTAGAAGGTCTTGATCTAAAGGACGATATTAGTAGGTTTCAAGTATTTTTTAAAGTTCCGTATCCAAATATTGGAGATCCTTTAATTAAGGCTAAAATGAATTCAATGCCTGGCTGGTACGATTGGAAAACTTCTATCGTTATTCAACAGGGAGTTGGTAGGAGTGTTAGAAGTAAAGATGACTGGGCTGTTACTTATATCCTGGATGCATGCTTTCTTTCGTTGATAAATAAACCAGAACTGTTTCCACCATCATTCAATGAACGTATTAAAATTATAAAATAATGGGATTTAATAAAATAATTCTACCTGAAGTAGAAAAACTAAAAGAACAACTAAGTGAGGTCGGAGAGTTAGAGTTTACAAGATATTGGAAAAATAGATTTTATAAAACTGATGCCACGATGGGTTCTGTTGAATCAATGGAGCTTATTGATCAATTTATTTTAAAAGAATATGGGGATTTTAATAAATCTAATTGAATCTACAATTAAAATACTAACAATTAAAAGAAATAAAATGACTACAAAAGTAAAACACGTACATAAAATTTACGTTTGGACTAAAACTGAAAAGGCTGGAACTATAGTTAGAGTTTCAGAAGAGCAGCCAGATAAAAAATGGCTATACTTTGAAGATAAGACTAGAATTAACCCAACTCTTATTAAAGAATATTTAATGGAAGCAAGGGATGAAGAAGATGCTAAGAATCTAGCTGAATCATTCGGTAATGTTTTAGGAATTGGTGCAGTTACTAATGAAACTACGGTTAAAGTTCAACCAGATCCACAGCAGGTACAAGACAAAAAGTCTGAACCTGAGTTTAACGTAATGATAGAGATGCTAAAAAAGATGAGTAAGAAGAATCAAGCTGAGATGCAGGTTTTTGTTAATATACCATCACCTATAGTTTATGAAATGTTACAAGATCAAATGGATTTAGAAACTGAAGATCTAAACGAGCAGATCGGACTACTTATAGAAAATCAGATAAATAACTTGCAAGACCAACTAAGGTCTCAAATTAAAAGTTTCATTACTAAATATTACGAAAAATGATTGAACAAACACAACAGCCAATGCTTCTTAATAGAAGACAAAGAAGACAAATGCTAAAAGAAAGAGGAATTCTTAAATTGATTTCTAAAATGAGCTTTTTAAGCCTTCAAAAATCTCAGATAAGAGCGCAGAACATGGAAAATGGCCGCAAGTTACATCAACAACATGTTGATAAAATTGATGCTAAAAATGCGCAAATTCTTGAGGAAAAATTAGAAGTAGCTAAAAAAAGTTGGAGCGATTATGGTTATAATGCTGACGAAATTAAAATGCTAGAAGAAGCATGGTCACTTAGTGTGATTAAAAATAAAGAAACATATAGATCTGATAAAAAAGAATCTAGACGACTTAAAAAACAGGCTGAAGATTCTAAGGCTAATAGAAAATAATATGGTTAGTATTACACTAGAACCCGCGGATAATGGGGTTGTTAAAATAATATTTGATGATTCAATTAACGGAGCTGGAGAAGAACATCTTTCTAGGATAGTGTATGATTTTGATAGAGACGACGAAAACAAGGATTCCATAGTAAGCTTTCTATCAGATTTAACACTTGACCTAGGAATAGCGACAGGTAACAACCTTGATAAATACAAGGTTGTTGTTAGTAAAGAGTGGGGTAGCATTCAAAAACAAGACCCTACTAATATTAAAAAAAAAATCAAGGATTTAAAAAACGAAATTAAAGTTCTTGAGACTTACTTAAAATAAATGATAATAAAAATAGCAGGAGTATGGTGTAACACTAAGTCGCATTTTGATAAGTATTGCAGGAAAGAAGATTTTAATGCTATAATTTCATATAGCGAAATTTTCAACCGCCTACTGAAAAGCGACCCAGGAGACAACGCGCCATCCGATGTTATTATCTCTCTATACATTCAAAAATTATTCCGAAACATTCCTAATAAGTTTGAAGAAGAAGAAGAAGTTAACGTTGCATTTCTATTTAAAAACTTAGACACGGAAACTATCGATACCTTTAAAGAATTTATTAGCTCAATCTTTAATGAGGTACAGCTTGATTTAATAGTTATAAATAGATCTGATTATCCTAAAAACCATATACTTAGCAAGTTTGATAATGTAAGATTTATTGAAAATGATTAAGCATAAACTTTTTTCTAAAGGAGAATATGTACAAGCTCTTATTTCTACTACTCAGCAACCTAACGTTTTGATCCCTGTAAGGGGGCTTATTTATGATGTTAAGTTCGATGATATTAATCCACAATACCAAATTAGAATCAAAAAGTTCTACGATAACATGTACTTTTTAAAACAAAATCTATTTGGAGGTAGATTTATTAGAGATTTTGAGGGCAGGGAGACTCGAATAAATGCAAAAAGAACAAACTATAAAAATATAGAGCATCTTACTGATGAGTTATTTAATGGAGAAGCTTGGAAAAAGTATTTAATAGTTGTAGATTCTGTATTTTGTGTTAAGACCCTTAATGAGCAAAATAATCTTTTTAATAATCTACAAACATTCATGATCGAACAAAAAATAAAAGAGGTCTATGAAATGTCTACAAGATATCCATACCGAAAGGCAAAAGGAGAATTCGCTTTTAATTCTAAAGGAGAGTTTATAGCATCTCTTAAAAAGTTTTTAGGAGAAAGAATGCCAACAGATCCTTCTTGGATCGATAATATGTTCTACAATCCCAGTTCAAAAGAGATGGACATGGGAGAATGGGTATAGTACCTATATTATTTAAGGGATATATAAAGAAAAATACATTCTATATATGTCGCTAAAAGACTCAATAAAGGCTATAGCAAATGATGTTATTAGTAAGGCTTCTTCTTCTCTACAGTTCGTTGGGATGGATGGAGATAGCTTTAGATATCGAGAAAGTTTTACAGGAAACGAATTTACGTCACCTAATATTATTGATGGTGCTAAAGGAAATCCTACATCAGACGCAACTACTAATGGAAATAGTGGTAAAACAACGCTGCAGAATATTTCTGCAGGTTCAGGAGGACTATATAAAGGAAAGGTAGCAAGAGATGCTGCAAAATATGTAGTAGATCAGGAAACTTCGGGTACTGGAGATAAGCAAAAGGTTACAGATCCCGGTACTACAATTGATGCTGGAGTTGCAGTTAACTCTGCAATGAATAGATGGAATCTATTTAAAACTAGCAATATTAAAGGAGCTACTGCCGACGGGAAGGGTAGTAATTCTGAAGAAATGTCAACATCGATGTATGGTAAGGCTGTAGAACCAACTGCGAAAAACATAGTATCTTATGCGAAAGAATCTAATTCTGTTAGTCTTGGATTTGATTATGATTTAATTGATTTTGCGCAATGTGCCAATTATGGACAAATTAGTAACAATCACTTAGTTACTTTGCGTAGATTTCCATATCCCGTAAATGATGATATTATAAGTCCTAAAATAATTACAAATTCTGGAGAAGTTAAAGATTCACATACTCCAGATTTAGCGAGAGCAATAACATGGATGTCTCCGGCACTTGGAAACGATCTTAAGAGTATTTTAAATTTTAAAACGTCATATGCTTGGAAAAAAATCACTTCTGAAATACAAACAATAGCTACTGAAGGAAGAAAAAGAGGACTTGTTGGCGATGCGATTGACAAGAGTCCGTTAATGTCTGCTGTTGAGGCGGGATATAATGGACTTGGTTCGGTAGATGCAGCGAACAGAAGAGCAAGAGGCGCTGGATTTGATGCCACTAAAGAGACTTATCCAAATAAGGTATTTGGTCCATATAATGTTATTAAAGAGGTATTAGCTAGAGAGCAGGGTCTTTCTTTTGACCATAATTTTACTTTAGTGTTTCATTACGATTTAAAAGGATATGGTAATACTTCACCAAAGGCTGCATTTATGGACACTATGGCTAATATACTATCCCTTACATATAACAATGCACCATTTTGGGGAGGCGCTACAAGATACACTGGAGGTAGTGGAAGAGTAGGAAAGCCGTTTGGAGATATGGACAAGCTTAGGAGCGGTGATTACGCTGGATTTTTATCAGGAATGGGTCAACAAATAATGGGAGGCGCTGGAGCAGCCGGTGGAGGACTTGCATCTGCATGGGAAGGATTAAAATCTGGAGCAAAAAATGGAAGTGGATCTGAAATGCTAAACTCATTAGGTAACAGTAAAATATTAGACAATATTATTGGAGGTGGTTTAATGAAGTTGTTTGGAGGACCTGCAGGTGGTCAAGTTGCCGCCGCATTTATATCTGGAGATCCAACTGGAAACTGGCATTTAACTGTCGGAAATCCTATGGCACCTATGATGGTAATAGGTAATCTATGTCTACATGACACGCAATATGAGTTTGAAGGTCCTCTTGGATATGAAGATTTTCCTTCTAAATTAAAAGTTACAATAACTCTTAAGCCAGGTAGGGCTAGAGATAAAGGTGAAATAGAAAGTATGTTTAACGCAGGTCGAGGTAGAATGTATCTTCAACCAGATGACGGGCTACCTACTTCTCCAAGAGAAGGTCAGGTTGATGCTTATGGTAAGAAAATACCTACTGGAATGCAAACTAGAATTTCAGACTTAGGTGCTGGATAAAATTAAAATTGGATATGAATCTAAAGACTATAGTTAATAAAATAAATGACGGTGTTAAATTAATATTGACGGCACCTACTCTTCTATTTATGGATGTTAATAATCCTGAATTTTTTGTTGCAGAACATTTGGTGACTGACTTTGAAGAAGGCAGGCCAGATCTAATTGCATCGAAGTGGCATGGTAATACAGACACTCTTGATTTAATTTTGAAATACAATGGTATTTCTGATCCGTTTGCGGTTAAGAAAGGAGATATTATTGAAATACCAAGTGTTGATATTCCTATTAAGAAATATAATAGACCTAAAGAAGTAAGTGAGGATATAGTAAAGCAAAAGTTTATTGACACTAAGAGGTTGACTAAACAGGATCAAAAGAGAATTATCGCTCTTAAGAAAAAGTACAACAAAGAAAATTTACTTCCGCCAAATGTTATTCCGGTTGGAAAGAAAACATACAAGATTGAAAAAGGTGCTATTACTTTCGGAGTACAGGCACAGTCAGATCCTGTTACTGATGCAGTAATAAAAGACACTAAACCAAATAGATTAGGTAATACTTAAATATGGAGTTAGGAAATAACATATTAGCTCTCGTAGAGCCATCAATTCGACCAAAAGAATTAAAAACAGTTGCTGATGGAGAGGATAATGGAGGACCGAAAGTTACTAAAACCTTTGGTATTGATACTCCTGTTATTACGATCAATGGATACTCGTTTGAAAGAGGTGATGTTTTAGATTTCGAAATTTCAAACGAGGGTATAATACCATTTGTTGACGTTACTTTGTTAGATTCTAAAAAAGCATTTGGTATTGATGCATTTCCTAGAGATGGAGATGTTTTTACAGTATATATTGGTTCTAAAAATCAAAGCACATTTAAGTCTATTCACATAGATGTAGAAATTCTTAATATTTCTACAGATCCTGGTGAAGAAGGAGACCCTAAAAAAGTTTCTATTTCAGGAAGAGTAAGTATACCTAAACTGTTTGCTGAGAATTGTCGACATTTAGAGGTAGGTAGTTCACTTGATCATTTGACAGAGGTTGCACAAGAATTAGGGCTTGGTTTAGCATCAAACATAGATGTTACTACGGACGATCAGGTAAGAATTCAAGCCTTTATAAATTATATTGATTTTATAAAGGAGATAGTATCCTCTTCATATGTTAGTGATGAATCTTTTCAAAACTTTTTTATTGATCCGTATTATTATTTAAACTTCGTAGACATTAATAAGATCTTTAATACTAAAAATCCACCACTTGATGAGTTTGAAGACTTAGTTTCTTCAGGAGCTGTTTCTTTCGCAGAAGGCGAAGGTGTTGATGAAGATGATGATTCTATTCCTACAAAGTTATTTTTAACAAATAACAGACAATTCAAGCAAAGTAATCAATATGTAAATCAAATTGATATTGAAAACCAGTCAAATTCAATAACTGAATTACATGGTCATTTTAGAGAAGCTCTAGTATATGACAATAACGCTGAGCCAGATGCAAGGAAAGAGGAATTTACAATTGAAGCCCTTTCTACTAACCCAGAAAATATAACAGATATTACCGAGCCTTTGAAAGGAAATAGAGAAAGTGAAGGTTATGTTGATCTAGTTAAGCATAAATATATAGGAAGACAAGACGTTGGAGAAGACGGATTAGGAAATGTACACCAAAACCATGTGTTTACGCAACTAAATAATATACGAAATTTTGATGAAACTCAAAAGATAAAGATTACTCTTACCTTAGAGTCATTTAATCCTTCGTTATATAGATATCAAAAAGTTCCAGTTCTATGGTACAGCTATGACAAAACCGTTGTTGGTAACACTGTAGATTTAAAGAAGCAAAAAAAAGAATTAGGATTTACTGAATCTACTATTGAAGTACCATCAGACGACAACGAAGAACCAGATCAGGCACTTGAAGAATTTGTCACTGGATATTATCTTGTAGAATCAATCGATATAATATACAAACAAAGCGTTGGTAGATTTACACAAAAGGTAACGTTAATTAGAAGAGATTGGCCTGCTAGAATGGGCGCTATTGAACCAAATACATAGATAAAGATATGCAAGATTATAGAACCGTAAAGGACTTTAGAAAAGGATACAAATACAGCAAAATGGCTGAGGATCCTACATACTTGTCGTTTTTTTTTATGTTCGATTACTATACGGAGAAATCACCATTGTTGAATGGACAGGCTACATCATATCTTAGGAATGTTGCACAAGACGAGGAAAAGGCAGTACATTTAGAAAACTTTATTAAAATTTTAAAGAGAGTAAATAGTGAGTTTCCATGGTTTTGGCAAAGTGTTTCAGGATTAGAAGCTACTAAGCAGTATGGAAAAATGGAAGAGCCTTGGTACGGTGCTGGCGATAAAGCAATTGAAATCACATGTTTAGAAACTGTAGAATTAACAGTTTCTGGAATGTTTGATCTATACAAAAAGGCAGCTTATGATTTGAGCAGATGGGTTGAAGTAATACCAAAAAACTATAGATATTTTACAATACATATTTGGGTTTCAGAAGTTAGAGACTTTGGTTCTTCTTTCTCTAAAAATGCTATTAATAAAATTAGCGCAGTTACTGGAGCTACAACTCCTGAATTTTTAAAAGATAGCAGCGTTAAGAACGCTAGACCTTTCTTTAAAGTATCTCTATCAGATTGTTTATGGGATATTGATTCTACGAGTAATGTTTTCGCGAGCCTTACTAGAAATCCGGATACAGCGATCGCACCAACTATTAAATTCTTTTACAATAGCGTTTCCTTTGATGGAGAATATGCAAACAACGCTATAAAAGAAGATAAGACAATTGGTGAAATGATTGGTTCTATAGCTGCTGAAAAACTAGGATCCGTTGTTGATGGAGCTGCAAGTAGATTAAAAGACAAAGTACTTGCAAACTTATTACTTGGAAACGTGTATGGGGTTAACACACTTTCTTCTATACAAGATGCTATATCTGCAGGGTCTATTAATGGACTAGCAAATATGGTGAGAGGATCTAATAGTAGTCCTACAAACACCCCAGCAGGAAACCTAGGAGAAGTATATGATCAAATTTCACCTGGAGGAGATTCACCAATTAATTCAAATATACACGGTACTATAGTTTCTGGAGGTACTGATTTTATTAGCTCCAATGTACATGGAGGTCCAGTTCCAACTGATGAAGAAGGACCTATTAACGAAAACATATACGATTAATGTCAACAATTAAAGAATTAAACTCTGATAATACTAGGGAAACTCACTGGATCGGTGAAGTAGTGGATAACGAAGATCCGTTACTAAATGGAAGATGCAAAGTTATGGTATTTGGTAAATTCGATAAACTTCCACCAGATGCTATTCCATGGGCTAGCCCAATGAATCGTAATTTACCAGGTGCACACTCGGTTCCTAGGGTTGGTGATGTTGTTGCGATCAGATTCGACAATGGTAATATATACCACCCAGAATATTGGTTCCAGGTGGATCAGAATAGTGATCTGAAGAGTGATGTTTTAGAAATTTCCGAATATCCACAGGACGTTATATCAATAGTATACGACGCCAAAAGAAATTTAAGAGTTTATTATTCACCAGAAGATGGGCTAGTAATGACTACTGGCGCTACTAATACAGAGGCTCCGATGATCAGATTTAGTCCAGAAGGCCAAATATTTTTAAATTCAGGTGATATATTCATCGCGACTAATGATGGAGGAGATGCAACGCAACCTGCCGTTAGAGGAGTAGATCTACAAACTTGGCTAGATACACTACTAGATGATTACTTAGCGCATACTCACCCGACTGGAGTAGGGCCTAGTGGTCCTCCACTTCCTCCTACATCTGCAACCGCAGTTCCAGGATTAAAGGCTGATTTAACAAGCAATTCGTTTTTACAAAAAGATAAATAATGACAATTTCCGAATTAATAGAAAAGTGGGGCGAAAACTATATTATTGAAACTAAAATAAAGGATATCGATTATAGATACGCTTCTGGATATCTAGAAAGAGTAAAATTAGAAGAGAATGAATTTATAGAAGACCTTAAGGTTGTTTTACAAGAATATTATTTAGGAAGCGCTATAATTAATGTTGGCAGCAATGTTAAGAAAACATTGCCATTTATTGGATCATATTATTTTAACTGGAATCTAGTGTTTGACTTAGTAAATAGCAACAGTAGCACAGCTTCAACAATTCCAATAAGGAATATGAATAGTTATTTGATCGATGCTGGTACTGAATTAAGAAGTTCTTTAATTTGGAAACTTCCTGTTAAAAAGATTAATAATGGTTCATTTAAGGGAGAGTTTGTTGAAGAATCATTATCGGCAGGTTCTGATCTAAGATTAAAATCTTACATTGTTCCAATAGACCCGGATTCTGCTGAGTTTAAAAATCCAGTATACTTTTACAAGAAATATGATTGGATATTACCAGGTAGTAAGCAGATTTTGTATAACGTTCAACTATCTAGGGTCAATAACTATGTCCCTGGAGGTATTGAATATTATCAAGAAGGAAGATATGCCACTATTCATCAATACATATTTAAACTTAGAATATTAGAAAAAGCTCTTAAAGATAATATTAGAGCGTTAACAGTAAATATAGTAGGTACTGAACTAATAATTGGAAATACTCTTACTGAAGATCTAATAGGAGGTATTGAGGTTCCTGTGAAAAAAGAGGACTTAACTCCAATAATAGAAGATATAAAATTACAGAGCGATCCGCATATTGGTGATATTCTTAAAGAATCTAAGGTTATGGAAGAAAACAACAACAACTACAAATTTACAACAACTCCATATCGAGGTGCTAGATATTATGATAAGAATTTTAATATCTTAGAAATAATAAAACCTAGCCTATTTGTTGAATCTCCAACTTCTAGTAACAATACCGAAACTTTAAATTAACCTTATAGAAAATGACTTGGACTCAATTTGAAGATAAACTATATGACTTGCTAATAGCTAGGGTAACTTCTACTGAAGAACCTGCTGCAAGTAGAGTTCAAGACTTAACAGAGCTAGCAAAGGATATTACTGACTTATATCACAATACTGCAATAAGCGCGAAAGAGACCTCACAAAGGAATATATTAGTTCCAACTGCTCTAGAGCCTGGTAAAATAGCAATTCAGTCTGCTATTTTTGCATCATTAAACATGATGTATAATTTAAATCTTAAAGCGAGCGTAGCAACTTTAATGCCAATTGGATTAGCAGTATCTACATATTGGGTTCCTGCTATTTCACCAGGTATAATTAATCCGTTACCTCCTCAACTTCCTGCAGTTACTCCATCTCCAGGGTCTATCGTTACGTTTACTGGAAATCCAGTGCTAGTTGCACAAGGGTTTAAGAAAGCATACACTAGTTATGATAATGAAACTGATTTTAATGTTTCTCTTAGAAAGGCAGCAGGAGATATTACAAAGGGATTCAAAGATCATATGAGTTCAATGGCGGGACAGTATATAGGTACAACACCTGTTCCAGCACCTGTTGTAATTCCATGGGTTGGATTAATCCCTGTTTAATTAGATATATAACATGTTACACTTTAACACTTTTAAATTAAAAATAAATGTCAGAAAACAAAAGACAACGAATGGTACCTAATATAGGATTACCAGTACAAAAAGAAACACAGGAAGCTGTGTTAGAAAAACCAAAAGCCAAAGAAAAAAATTGGTTTAGTGATAATGGTGAATTCGATTGGGAAGGATATGAAGCTACTTGTATAACAAAGCAAAGAAAGCCTAACCCTCACATTAAAACTAAGGGTAAGGACAGAGTATACTCTCGAGAATCATATGCTCAAGAATTGTATAACTTATATACTGATCACCCAAGCGTTCAAAACATTAAAGCAACTGCAACTCCAGGAGAACTTGTAGAAGGTAAAATTTATGGAATCACTAGCGAATGGATCACAGTAGATGCTAACTTTAGAGAACTTATATACATAAAGACTTCGAAGGAGCCGGTTTCTATTGTCGAAGATTACAAGCCAGGAGACGATGTATCCGTATTAATTACTTCAGAAATTGGAGCTAAGATGGATGGCAATATTACTGGATCTATTTCTGGAGGAATAAAGCACAAGACATTTGGTGATTTAATATCTGGAATAGAAACTGGAAATACAGCATGGATTGGTAAGGTTAGTCACATGATACAAAATGGAGGTTATATTGTCGAAGTACAAGGAATTGAGTGCTTTATGCCTGGATCACTTGCTGGTATTAATAAACTCAACGACTTTGAATCAATAATAGGAACAGAATTATATGTAGTTCCTGTTTCACATTCACAAGAAAGAGGTACGATAGTAGTTTCACATAGAAAATACTTAAAGGCTTTGATTCCTTCTGAGATTGAAAATCTTAAAGCAGTAGTCGATGAAAAGATTACTGGAACTGTTACTGGAACTGCTAAGTTCGGAATATTCTGTGAATTTAACGATTGTCTAACGGGTATGATACATGCAAACGACATAGATGAAGATACAATGGTTAAGTTCAAGTCGCGTGAAATTAAACCAGGAGATTCAATTGAATTCTGGGTTAAAGATATCGTAACTAACTCTAAAATTACGTTAAGTCAAAAAGCAGAAAACATTAATAATCCATGGAAAGATATTGATAAAAGATATAAAATACCATGTAATGTTGAAGCTATAGTAAAGACTAAAAAGGAGTACGGATTATTTATATCGATTGAAGAAGGATTGGTAGGACTATTACACGTTAGCGAATTCCCAGAAGGTATTATAGATACGTTTAACCCTGGAGATAAAATAGTTGTACAAGTAAATAGAATCGATAAAGAATCTCAAAAGATTTTCTTAAAGTTTCCTCTATAATAGAGTTCGATTAAATATGATATATACTAAATAAGAGTATAATATCATAGTCGATGCAGATTTTAAATAAACATTCTAATAAAGATTCAATACTCAACGCCTCACTTATTGGCGTTGAGTTTGAATTCTATTCAAATCACGAGATGGAAGAAACTCGTGCACAGCTTAAAAAACTATTAGGCCGTGAAATCTATGGAGAATCAAATTCAGATTTTCAACCGGATGATAAATCTTTTAAAATAGAGTCAAACCTATCAGGAGGTAAAGGTCTTATAAGGCTTATTACTGGAGATATTTCATACAGAAATGCTAGAATTATGATGATTCGAGTATTAGGATGGATTCGTGAAAATGGCTATACTACTGAAAGATCTTCAATACAATTAAACATTTCATTTCAAAAAGACAGACTAGAAGATAATAATATTGTCTCTAAGATGAGTACTCTTAAATTTATTCTTGAATTTAATGAGGAGCAAGTTTATAAATTATTCCCTAGTAGAAAGGATTCAATATATTCTAAGTCTATTAAATGGGTTATGCCAAAGCAGGAATCATTCCACTTTGGTGAAACGTCAATGTCTGAATTAAATTTTAACTTTCCAAATACAGAGTATTATGGTGTTAACTTTAATAAAAAAAATGAAAATTATCTAGAATTTAAGTATATTGGAGGAAAAGATTACGAAGATAGACAAGATGGTATTTTATATCTCATTGATAGATTTATATTACAAACTTGGAAGTCATGTATCGAATCTAGTTTTACAGATATAAATAAGATAGAGCTTAAAAAGATAATGCAAATTAATCTTCCATTTAGAGAAATCTTAAAAAATCATAAAAAAATAAAAGAGTATTTTCCAAAAATAGAAATAATGGTAGATTTACAAGAATCGGATACCGTTATTGAACTTCACTGGGGTAGAATTAAAGATAAAGTAGTTTCTTTGATGTCAACTAGTGGTTTGAAAAAAGGAGTTATCAACTATGATTCTGATTTAGGAGTGATCCAAATAAAAGATGGAGAATTTCCAGTTTGCTATGAATTAAAAAAAGTAGATTTAGTAGACTGTAGTATTGTTGGTAGCGTTTTTGAATCTGATCTGTATGGATGTACTTTAGAAAAATCGTATCTTGAGTTTTGTAATCTATTTAAAGGTACTACTGTAAATAACTCTAAAATTAAATCATCTTATGTACATGGCAGCTGTAATGCAGTAAACTGTTACATTTATGGAAAGGATGGAATATTTAAAGGTAAGGCTACTGGTGGTATCTTTAGAGAAGGGATGATAGATAAAAATGCTAGATTTGACGACACTGAAATTGTTGTCAGTAAAAAAATAAATTAATATAATGAGTGAAATTAGAAGTGGAAATATAGGTAGTACTTCAGGTATAACGACACCTAGGGATTTTGGCAATGATTGCCTAAACTCTTTTTTAGATGAGATCGGTGATGATATTACTGGAGCATGTATGGTTCCTATAAACCTACCAACTCGTGAAATTATCAATATAATTAAAAGATCTAAAAAATGGTTCTATAAGAACTATGAATATTCGATGCGTGAAAATTATTACCATATTCCGTACAAGACTTTTTCATCAGATTATTTTTCAGTTAATAGATCACTTCATTTACCAGGAGCCGGTACCGACGGCTCTGGAGAGGTATTTTCGGTTTATGGTTTATGGGATCTTTCTAGTGGATGGCAAGGACAAGGTGGAGGAATGGATGTTAGATTTACAGCCGAAGGAGATTTCTCAATTGATAGAATGTTATTTAGAAATGCATACCAAGGATCTGGAGCTGCTCAATTTGCTGAAGAACTACAATACTATGTAGTTAATCAATCGTTAATGGACTTATCTAGACAGATTCTAGAGAACCCAATATCTTTTGCGTATACTCAATTAACTGGAGAATTAAAGTTCATGGGAGACACTCCTAAAGGAGATGTTATTCTTCAAGTATATGAAACAATACCGGATTGTGCAATTTATAATGACGAGATATTTTTTAGGTATGTTAGTGCAAGAATTAAACAATCTCTTGGTGCTAAACTAGGGATCTTTAAGTTTTCTCTTCCTGGTAATGTTGAGTTTGATTATGACGCTATAAAATCAATGGGTGATGAAGAACTTGCTGAGATTAAAGAAGAAATCAAAGGTGATGAAGGCGTAGACTGGATGTTCCATAGTTAATTATAATAAATAGAATATGGAATTATACATTAAAACTACAGGCGATCCTAATTTTGATTCAGTTGAGGTTCACACTAGAGATGAGGTTAAGCAATTGATTACTCAGATAGAAACAATACTTTTCACAAACAAAGGTGAAGTATTAGGTAATTCTGACTTTGGATGTAGTTTAAATGACATGCTATACTCTCTAAACGCAAACGAGTTTACTATTAAAAACGAGATTGATCGTCAATTAACAGCACACTGTCCGTTAGCTGCAAAATATAGAGTAGAGGCAAATATAACATTTGTTAGAGGAGAAGTTAGAGACGAGGCTTTTATAGATATAACAATAAACAACAAATACACAGTGACTGTTTCAACAGTATAAAATAAAAAAATATAAATGGCTGAATTAAAATTTTTAAATAAAACTAGAACGGTCGCTACTCAAATTTTTAGCGATACTAGAACTTATATTTCGCGAACATATCAGAGATCAAGTGCTCTATTTACTAGTGCTTCACCGTTTGCTCAGATTTTAAAAGTTCTTTCTGAAATGACTGAACTATTAATGTTCTATATTGAAGATTCAACAGTAGAGCAAAATATTTATACAGCACAGCAGCCGGAATCTATTTATGGCCTTGCTAGAATTGCGGGACATGACGTAACTCGTGGATTTGCTGCAACTGGAGAAATAAGTATCTCAATAGATCAAACTTCTGGAGCAGCTGCAAAGATGCAAAAAATAGCAGGTGACGGTATCACAATTCCAGCTAACGCTGAAATTAAATTTGACGTAAACGGACTTTCATACATGTTAAGAACTTCGAGAGATGCTTTTAGAATTAGCAAGAATCAAAAAAATAGTTTTAAAGCAATTGTTGTTCAAGGAAAAAATGAAACTCAAACAGTTACCGGAGGAGGAACTTCTTTTCAATCATTTAACATACAAGCTCCTGGTAAAACAGATCATAATTTAATTAAAGTTTCTGTTAATGGTGAACAGTGGACTAAATTTAACTCAATATATGAGATGAATGGTGGAGACAAGGGGTTTATTGTTAAAACTGGTATTTCAGGAGGTTTAGATATTTATTTTGGTACTAATAACTTTGGATATCCTCCTGCTTTAGGTTCTACTATCGATATTGAGTATATAATACACGATGGAGCGTTAGGAAACATTGAAGATTCAAGTGATCTTACAATTAAATGGATTGACGAAGGGCAAGATGGATCTGGAAATTTCTTCGATTTAAACGAACTGTTAACGGTTAACGTTACTTCAGCTCCAAAAATGGGAGCTGATCCAGAGTCTACTGAATTTACTAAATTAATAGCTCCACTTGCTAGTAAGTCATTTGTTTTGGCTACTCCTGATAATTATGAGTATTTCTTATCAAGATATGGATTATTTTCATATATAGATGCGTATAACACTACTGATGACGGATACATTGATGATGATAATGTTATTTACATATTCGCTGTTCCTGATGCTAGAAAGAAATTAGCAAAGAATCAAGATTATTTTGACATGCCACAACAAGAGATGTTCTTCGATCAAACTGAATATGATAAAATGACCGAAGTTCTACAACAGAGTGGTCAAATGATGGTTACTACTGAAGTTAAATTTATAGTTCCTAAAGTCCGTAAATATGCTATGGATATATCAATTAGGTATTTCGAAGGTTTTACTAAAGATAATATCTTTAATGATATTAGAACTGCTGTTTCCGACTATCTATTAAATATTACTCGTAGAGATAAATTACCCAAAAGTGATATTATCTATATTTTAGAAGGAGTTGAAGGGGTTGATTCAGTTAATGTTCAATTTAGAAGCGAGACTGAAGAGACTGCTAGGAGAAAAGGGTATTACGAATCAGTAACTACTACAATTGCCCCACAAGAACCCGTAACTCTAGAAGATATTGGAAATGGAAAACAAAAATACGTTTTCTTTAAGAAAATACAGGATGTTAAAAAAGTTGTGGTTGCTCCAGGAGGTTCAATACCATACGATATTGCTGGTCTAGATAAATGGGGAGATATTATCATGGAAAAAGAAGAGGTTGCTGTGTTTAGAGGAGGCTGGATAGATAGGGATGGTGATGTCATTAAAGATACTCCTGCTATAAATGAAGAAGCTAGTCTTTCAGTAACCTTTGATGAAACGCCAGTACCTAGAACAATTTACACTAGAGTTCAGGCAGGAAATAGAAAATCATAACAATGGAATCATTATTTAAAGATCTTTTAAGATATAAATTAGTAAAACTATATTCATCTACTAAAACTAGAAAGGATAATAGGCTACATCTAGGATTTGATTACTCAGATAAATTAATGCAAAGAAATCTATCTGGTCATATTTTAAGAAATCAAACAATGCTTGATTTTGTTGGCTTTTTAAACGATTATCTGTTTAATTTAATTGGAGGAATTAAAAGTCTACAACAGTTTAAAAACTACACTGTTAAAAAAGACGATAGAAATATTACATAATGGAAAACTTAAAAATATTTAGAGGAAACGATTATAATCTCAATGCTACATTAGATACAGATGGAGTTCTAGAAGCTTCTGTCTATTTAGATGAGGTTTCTACAGGACTATATGAGTCTTCTACTATCTTTTTTTTAGAGGCTGTAGAATATAATGATTCAATATATCTTAGTAAGCCAATATCTAATTCTGCATTACAAACTAAATTTGAGTTTGAATGGAAAGATGATATTTATGAGTCAGCCGACTTAATAATGTACGGCGCTAAAATAGAGAGTGGTATTACTAAGATTCAAGTTAAATCTACTGATTCATTTAAAGTACTAGATAGTACTACTTCAACCGGTGTTAATTCTGATAATTTAAAAATCGTAACTACTTTAAATAGTGAAGCTATTCAAGTAAATGTAGCTCTTAATTCAGAAACTGAAGGAAGGCATCATCGAACACTTCTGGTGTATTCAAACGACAGTGTTGATAGAATACTAGTTGCTAGGATACTATTCTACGGTGAAGTAGAGGGTGAAGATGATAGATTAAGAGTTCTTCTTCAAAACTTAGGATCTACTCTTGATGAAGGAGACTTTATTCTATTTAAAGAACATGACATAACAGAAATGTCTCCTGACTATATTTTATTAAATCAAAAAAGAAGAGAACTCTTATTAGAACTTTCTAATATTAGACCATTTATTGGGACATATAAGGCAATCTTAAATGCTATCGATTTCTTTGGTTATAATAATTTGACACTAAAGGAATATTGGTTAAACATTAATACCGGTAGCAACTCGTTTGGAAAGCTACATGCAGTTCCAGTTCCTAATTCTAGCAAACACGGTGACGCAGTTAGAAAGGCTATGACTATTAAGGTTCCAAATAGTAACCTTAAAAAGACTAGTAGGTTTAGTCTAGTATATAAGATTAACACTGCTAACGGTGGTGTAGACGAGTGGGATATCCCAACAGTAGATGAGGTTTTTGATTTTACTCCTGAAGAAGTATTAATTAAGCTATATGGTCTTAAAAATAAACTTCAACGAGAGTACCTACCACTAAACGCAAAAATAGTTGATATTACTGGAGAAGGAGATTACTTTGCTCAAAAGAATTTAAACGTTTGGAATAATCAGAATGCAATTGCTTTTTTTACTGAAGGCATTGATATTAACTATACGAGTTTTCCAAATAATAGAAACCTATATATTGAAGACGTATCATTAGTATTAAGAAAAGTTTATGACCCAAACGATATAGTTGGAACCGGTAATAATGACTTTAACGCGATATTAAATACAAAATTTGAGGACTATGAAACTCTTAGTTCTTCTCAATTAGCAGACTTAAGAACCGCTATTAATTCTTTTTATTCAACGTATTATGATGATTCTCTCGAAACTTTAAATGAAGATATTCAAGTTGGATGTCCGGTTATTCTTGACGGAGAAAAGACGTTTGATACAATATGGGATTCTGGAAAATTTACATGGAATGATTCAATTGATCCTCAAGTAACTTGGAATAACTGGTGGAAAAGATGGGTATATGAGATTGAATGGATAATATCTGGACCTAATGATTGGAACCATTCATTTAGAGGTAATATTGACGATTACTTAAAGTTCCCAATTTTTCTTCCATACAATGGAGAGTATTCAGTAGAGATGAGAACTTATGATCTTTTTGGACATAGATCATATGACTTTAAAAAGGATATGATTAGCGTAAATCTAAAGGAAGTTGAGATATACGGATTCTACAAAACACTTGGTTTAAATAAATGGGAAGACAGGGATTCGTTAAAGTGGAATCAAATTGGAGGATACTGGGATCTACCTGCACATAATGAAAAAATAATACAAGAGGCTGACGCCAGTTGGTATCTTGCTTTAGATAGGGCAAACTATGTACATGATAATGTAAGTCCGGGTGACGAAAACTTTTCTACCGTTTCTAGATATGATGATATTTATTCAGATATAGGATATTCTGAAACTCCAGGGCCATACTATTGGGACAACTGCGACTTTGCTTGGAATTGGACAAACGATATTTGGTGGGAAGCTACTAGAATTGGAAATGACTTAACTGCTTCTTTTTTAATTAAAGACATTGAAAACGGATCAGTACTGACAATTAATCATTTAAACCCTACTCTAAATATAATACAAACTGGAAATATTACTATTAGTAGTAATACACCTACTTCAATTAATGATCTTGCAGGATGGAGGTTAATAACAGATGAGCTTAATAATTCAACAGATCCTATTATTAGTAAATTTAACTATAATATAGTAGAGCGAGATATTGATGGAAACAACCTACCAGGCGACCAAGCTGATGTGGTTTCTTATATTTTAGCTGTTGGAAAACAATACTCAAAAACATATGACTTTGAAAGCATAACTATTACAGATGGAGAGGTAGGAGGAGAGTTCAATCAAGTAACATACAATCCGACATTTGATGAAATAGATATTTTTAGCGATTGGAGAGAGGTTAATAGGTCAACTCATGTTACGTTTTGCACCGATAACTCTAAAATGCCAGGAATGAAATTGGTAAGATGGAAGATTACAAATAATACATACTCAGATAACAGTGATATATATTATGATGATATTGTGTTAACATATCTTTTTAAGTATCCAGGAGACTATACAATCACACTAGAAACCGAGGATACTAATGGAAATATAAACACATCACAAAGAAACATATTAAAAGTAAAATAAAAACAAGATGGCAAACATTACAGAAATTCTAGGAACAGATTCAATTTCTTCTTCTAGACTAACATTAAACTCTAACTTTACAGCAGTAAATGATGAGATAGCTGATATTACTAATCTAATAGATCCAGTAACTTCTACTATCTCAAATATTGATACTATATCTGCAGAGTCAATTAACCTCTCAACAATATCTGGAGGGAGTACATTAAATATAGTATCTTTTAATTCTAATGGAGCAACCTTTAGCGTTGCTTCTGATTTCGGAGAAGATGTTATTTTTCAGAAAAAGGTTTCAAAAACTGGAAAGCTAGGAAGCCCAGCTGCAGGATCAGTAGCATCCTCACCTTCGACTATCGACGTAACTACATTATTTACAGCATCGACAGCACCTCTTAATTTACCAGGAGGAGTAGATGGACAAGAGATTACGGTGATTAACACTCTAAATTCTGCGGTTACATTAAGTACTACTAACATTGCTGCGAGTACTATTAGTTTAGATTCACAAAATTCATCTATTACTCTAAGGTATATTAGTAGTAGTTCAACTTGGTATATAATTGGATCACACGCAACAACGGTTACTACTGGAGGAGCATCACCAGGAGGATCACCGGGAATAATAGGTTTATAAGTAACTATTATCTAAAATTTTAAAAAAGAACACAATAAATGGCAACACCGTTAGTTAGAATACCACAGCCTCAAGGAGGTACTATGTATGCTTTTGCATCTTCTGCAAGAGATATTACACGTGCTTTTAACAATGCAGATCTCAAATTTGAGTTCAGTAGATACGCATTATTAGATTTACCAGATTTTACAACACCTGTTAATGGATCTAATACAATAGACTATACTTCGTTATTAGAAACATCTGGCGTTAGTTATACCCCTTCAGCAAATGGAGCTGGTGTTGATTTTGCGCTTACTTTTCAAAATTCAGTATTAAATTCAGAAGAGATACTATTACAAGATGACGATTTCGATCCTATTCTCTTAGGTTCGGACTCTGAAAAATTATTTTTTAAATGGCTTTCAAATACTGGAGCAATTAGATTTAATGGAGCTGATTCAAATGTTAGTAATGTTGGTAATTACACCGAAGATCCTAATTCTGAACAAATAGGTACTGTTTACAATAGAGTCGTTAAATATTTAGGAACTATTGATGCCGAAAACGATATAGCATATAAAGGTAACGCGTACCATGAAGTATACATTAATGTACCTTCTTCGGTAGGAACAACGCCAGAAGTATTATTTGAGCCATCGAAATACAATACAACGGCTACTCGGTTGTTTGCAGATCCTACTTGGATTGAGGGTAGAGATAATCAAACACACCCCGATTCTAATTTAGATTTATCACCAATTACAGATTCTTATGATGTTGTGAATGGACCATTTTATGATATTGACACTAACGTATCAAATGGTGTTGAGATTGACTGGAATCCACAATCATACTATGGTGTAACTAATGATAGTACGGTTTCTAGTCTAGGAGATTATGCTAAAAAAGGTTCTGATTTTAGATTTAATGCAATTCTAGTATACTATGATTTATATAGTACTTCAGTTCCTGCAAATAGATCTACTAATTTGTATGGAATCTTAATACTAGATGACGTTAAGAGCCTAGGAGGCGTAGGTTATAAAATTAATGAACAAATAAAGTACAAGCCTAACGAAATAACAGGACTTAACGGTAATGCTTTTTCATTAAAACTAAATCTAAAGTTTAATACTTCTTTAGATAATGTAGGTGTAGAAACTAACATAAATGATTTTACTACATTTTCTATGGATCTATTCATGGATACGACCACTCTTTTAGAAAATGCAGCAGATCTTTTAATTAAATCAAACGACAGAAACTTAAATATTATTAATAGATTAGATGACATCGAAAAAATAGTTCTAGCTTCTGAGACTACTGAAGATTTAGATGCTAGATTAGACCAATTAGAACTAGATTTTCAAAATACATCAACGCAGCTACAAGATTCAGATTCTTTGCTTAAATTAATAACTAAAGCACATGACAAACTTAATTCGCTAATAGATGGAACTATACCAGTATCGTTACAATACAACACAAATGTTGTATATGATGGACTAGGTACTGAGATTGATAAATCAGTAACTGATAAGATTAAGATAAACAATGTTGTTAAGGGTTATGAGAATCTTAAGATATACGCATGGGATTTATCAGCTTTGTCAGTTTCAACAGCAATAACAACAGCAAACCCATTTGATATTCAAGCGGGAGGAAGTGGTTTAAGCCAATATGGAATATGGTGTAAGCTTAGACCTTTTACTAATAGAATTAGTTTTATTAATAAGTTTTTAACCAGTACTGCGAACGATAATCTTAATATATACATAGATGATCAAACTAACTCGTGGAGAGCTGGTCAAATAGTTAAAATAACATTTGAAACTATAAATATGGATGGAAATAACATCAAAATTTATACTAAAGCGAATAGTAGTTTTAATCAATTGATTGCAGATATTTCACCTGCTAGTTTAATTACTAATAAACCATACATTGAGATTATTTGTATTGATCCAGTAACGTATCAATTTGAAGTAGATATTTTAAGATAACATGAACACAAACAACTCCATATCATCCGTAGTCAAGCAATTGCTTGAAATTAATGTAAACTCTCTTAGTGCATTTGAGAGAATAAATGAGGCTATTACTACCGAAAAGAAAAGCATTCCCCTAGAAATACTAAATGCGGAAGGAACTACAACTACAACATATGTTCCGTCATTTGGTTTTATGAAGAAAGAACTAGAAAGATTAGATATTAATCTTAAGGCTCTTACTGATTTGACTGATGGTACTTCTAAGGTTAAGCTAGCAGACGGAACATACCAAAGAATTTATACAGGAACTCTTAAAAGTCCTGCAAACGATATAGAAAATATAAATAGACCTACTGAATTTGGTGTTAAGTCTAATTATTTTTTCGAAGATTTTTTAACTCCACTATTAACAACTTCGTTTGATGTTACAAATCAAATTAGTTCAGATACCGAAAGGGTTTTAATTAAGCGATTAATAATCGACACTACTTTTGATTTTGCTAGTGAATATTTTGATACTGAATTAAAAGGAAAGGATGGATTAGAATATAGCGAAGTTATTACCGGACTAGCTTCTAATAATATACCGCATTATGTTGATGAAGAAGTAAGAGATCTTCCATACAGAAGCACTCAGTATTATGGTACGTTTGACGTTACTTCTATTGATACTGTAGAAAAGACAGTAATCTTAGATGGAGAACAAGTAAAGAGAAACATACAATTATATACAATTGATCAGTTAACATACACTGATTCTGATAAGGCTTTAAAGAGTACTGAGAATTTAAAGGTTAACGATGAATTAATGGTTAACACTGGTAAAAGAAGTACTAAGTATAAAATTACAAGTGTTGATAGTTCTACAAGACAAGTTACTCTTGATTTAGTACAAGGATATGAACCTATAAGAATTGGTTCAGATTCGTTAAGGATTTACAAAGCAAATAATATTTCGTTAAACATTGATATCAATCTTGGTTTTAATGAAAGCCTTGTTGTTTTCTTTAAGGCAATCGACCCAGATTCTAATATACTTGCTGAAAACTGGTCGCCAGGTACTGCAATTTATTCTAACGAATTAAAAATTACGCTAGAAAGTGGACAGGTTCAAACATTAGCGGATTATTACAAAGAAGGCGTTGCTGATTTTGGTCAATTTATAAAAGCACTTAAAGAAGACGCAATTCCTCCGGCAACATTAGGTAAAACACCTGACGCACCTTCTCTTAATGGTGATAACTTTACAATAGTTCAAATTAATAAGCACCTAACTGAAAACGACGGCGCTCAAAAGGTTAAAAAGTTTACTCTAGAAAAAGGTAAATCAGAGTCTAATATTAAAAAACTAGATGATACAATTGTATTAAAAAGAGCTAGCGTTGCTACTAAAAAGTATTCTTCTATTATTGAAAGAGACCGGGACCGTAACGAGTTAAGTGCTCTTATGAATGTTAGAGGTTCAGAGACTAAATTATATGCTTCACTTGTTAACCAAATACAAGCTGTTGCAAAAGACACTAATATTATTGCCGTTACTCCTAAGTTTAGAGTTAGAGGATTTTGGAGTATTCCAGATCCTAAAATTGTAGCTGAAACTATTCCGCAACAAGTCGTTCAATTTATTGTTCAATATAGATATTTATCAACAAACGGTAAATCTTCAGACGTTGCTCAAATTCCTTTTGTTGAGAATGGAAAGGAAAAGACTGGTGTATTTTCTAACTGGAATGAGATTAAAACAACTGTTAGACCTAGAGTAAAGGATGAAACAACTGGCAAATTCTATTGGGGAGATCCATTAATAGAAGACGGCCAAGAAATTAATTTTAATCAATTAGATATTTCAATTCAAAAAGGAGAGGTAATTGACGTTAGGGTTAAATCAGTTTCAGAAGCTGGATATCCTTCTAATCCGATACTAAGTGATTGGAGTGATGTAGTTAGGATCGAATTCCCAGAAGGAGAATTAGATACTACTAACATTACAACTATAGTTACTGATAACCAAACTGAATCTGCTGTAGTTAAAGTAAATGAAGAATTAGAATCTAGAGGAGTATATGATCACGTTGCTGATTCATTTGCAGCAAACGAAAAATATTTTGCACATACTGCAACTTCTATTGCTTCTGGATTTTTATCACCTGAACAGACTCCAATTACGCTATTTGACAAACTTACTCAATTACAAAACGAAGTAACTTCTCTTCAAGAAACTATATCTGGAATTAAAGGAGAACTTACTGTTAAATTAGTAACTGAAGAGGGTACTGTAATTAATATCAACAAGAACACAAACAACAAGGTGTTCGCTGGGTATTATACGGACGAAGTTGCTGACCTTACTGTTAAAAAGGGACATATAGTTACTAAAGCGTTTAAGCTTCTTCTTGAAAACACAAACGCAACTCAACTTGAATTAATTGCTAGAATTGCTGGTGATAGATCTCTTCCTGTTTTTAGATCTTCTACGGTAGGATCTGATGCACTTACTAACGGATTCGGTATTAATGCTGCCTCTAGTGGCGTTCCTGAAAAAGTAATAAACGATTCATACTATACTACAGAAGCTAAGTATGACTTAGTGCCATTGCAATATCAGAACGTTGATTCAACCTCAACTGCATTAAAGTTTGGTGATAGTAACCTAGAATATAACTTTACTGCTCCATATCAGTCTGCTCAGAGAAGAGGTCAATTCATATACTCCAGATTTATGGATATATCAAATGAGAATAAGTTATACGCAGACTCTCCATTAGTTGCAATACCATCAGGTAAAATTTCTGACTATGAGTATTTAATGTCGTATGATACCGCTGTCATCTCTACAATAACTGGAGTAGGCACAGGTTCTGATTATATCTGGAATGGTAGCTTTGGTACATTTTCAACCACATATGACTTAACTCCGGCGTTTAGTCCAACTCAGGTTAACGTTACCGGAGTTTCTAACATAACATCTGCTTTATATGATAGTGGAATTTATTTACACAAAGAACACCCAGACTTAGATAATCTATATACTTCATATCAGGGAGCTGCCGCTACTAATTCAGCAATGACAAGTGCAGAGCTTACAGCAGTTCTACAGGCTCAAATAGATTCTGCATTAATTGGTACGATGTCTATTCCAGCAACTATAGAGTCTGAAGATACTAATGGTAAGTTACAATTAGGGTATAGACACAGTAACAATACAATAACAAATTACGATAGAACATTTAAAATGTCTTTCGATGCTAACGATCAATATTTACTAGGAGGTAAATCGTGTGGTTCTTATTTATTTATTGCGCCAATTAACCCAGATTCTTTATTAGTTGATGGTGATAACAAGTTTGGACGTAAATATGTAACTACTGGCGAAACTAACGCAGTATCTATAGATTTAGTATTTCAATACAGAATGACTGATTATGCAGGTAACGATAACACTAACGATCTTGGTAGAGTTGGAGGTATTATAAGCAACACGCTTACTAATCTGACATATTCAAAAAGAGTAGGTATTGATACGTTTGACGCAGATGGAGAACAATTCTCTTTTGATATTGAGGTTTTTGCAAAGTATAAAGCTGCTGGTTCTAATAAGAATTCAGTAAAGGCTGCGCAGCTTTCTATCTAGTGGACTTACGCTAACCCTAATGTAATTGATATATAGAGTATAGGAATATTTCTATAAAAAGACAATTACATTAGATGGCATACTCTACGATCATATATTATAAAGACGAACTAAAAACACAAGCAACTGTTTGTAATGGAGGGCACACTATTTTGCCCGGAGCAATACCTGTTGCAGGTGGTAGCTACCTAATATATTACAACGAAAATAATGCACTTACTGCTGGTATTTCTGACGGAGCTAGTATTGGTGATATAGCAATCGCAGGCTTAAATATTTACCTCGAGAATGCAACTGCGGATGCAGAAGACGCTTTTAGTCTGTCGCCTAGTGGTTGGTATTCTAGTACAGTGTTTGATGGTACTCAAGCTACAGATACTACAGTAACTCGATGGGTTAATCCAGCAGATGGAAATCCGGGATCGTGGATTTCACCATCAGTAACATGTGCTGCCGGCGGTAATCCTCCTGCTCCTCAAACTATATTTGCTCTTAACGTTTTTTACACAGTAGATATCGTAAATGGTTCGTATTGCGCACAGAATGGAGCAGTAACTATTTATTACGATGGAGGTAATTCTCTACCTACAATTGAGAAGATCATTCATGAGTATAACCTAGGAAATATAAATATTGTTGGTTTTTACCAGGCACTAGGTGCTCCAGATCCTTCTCTTTCAGGGTTTACTCTTTCTGATTTAACCGACCCTAATGCTTTTAGGCTATTTGGTTTAGAAGAATTTAAACAAGGATCCTATGGATCTTTTCTAAGTACTTTTTATAATTATAATCAGGGTGTTGATAGATGGTACAACGCAGTAGGGACTAATATAACGGATTACACACAAAGTACTGCTGTACCTACAGTTGATCCTGGAGATGATACAGCAAGTGCAGTATTAAATGGATGGAATCCGTATTGGTGTGTTGGTGTAGGAGCAGAATCTATTAGTTTAAATTTTGCTTCAACCCCTAATGATTTCTGTACTAATCCAGTAACTGGTACATATTACTACTACAATGGACCCGGAGGTACGGTGTATACAACTATTGAAGATTTAGCACTTTACAATACAGTTATTTTTACCACCGAGTATGATGCTATTGCGTTCTTTAGCAACCCTACGCATATTACTAATATTGCACCAAAGGGTACATATTCACACGTTACTGGATATGGATACGAGTACGGACAGCTTAGTGGTTGGGAGGACTACGTACTATCATGTATTTTAGTTGGGCCTTTATCATCTAGAGCTATCACCATTAACATTCCAATTTGCGATGATTATGGAGATAATGTTGGAGTATGTCATTATCCTACAGAATCGATAACTGCATATTATTATGCATCACAAGATGCAAATTTACTACAAATAGTTCAAAATAATATATACTTGTATAATGATGCCGCGAGCGCAGCATCTTCCAATTATAATAATTTAATAAGATATCAATATTTTAGTACATCGGACAATAGTATTCCTGCTAACCAGTATTTTATATGGACTGGTGATAGATTTATAGGAAGAGATGCGTTAGGCAACGTTCACAATTCAGTCAATACGCCTTATGCAATAACACAGGGTACTACATGCCCAACTGTTACAAGACCTTCAATCTATGGAACTGAATTACTAAACACTGGAGGATCTAGAGTATTCTATGCTTTTTATAAGTGCTCTCCAGTAACTATTGCTAGCGGTACAAATTCACATCCAATCTATATTATAGACTCTGGACATAATAGTGGAGGTACTAGCTACGTTACTGATTTTGTTGATTTATTAAAGTTAGAAAATAAGCTTATTTTTTCAACTGGAGTTTGCGATTGTGTACAGTACGTTCACACTATTTTAGCAAACACTGAAAGTGAGGCAAAACTTTTACTTGATTCATATTATACTGCTGCAGAATTTAGCGAAGCCTCTCTACTTGGAATATACAGTGAAAATAGCGTAAACATATATCCTAGCTGTTCCGATTGTTCTAACGAAAATAATGAAACATCTTATACTTTTCCGTTTATAGAAGCTGCACAGCCTATTCAAATAGGGCCTAATACAAATACTGAAAAGAATTACAAATTAGATAACGTATCGATACCTCTACTTAGAACAAATCCAAAACTTAGTACTAACGTTAAATTAGTAGCTGATACTTCTAATAGAATCTACTTTGATTCTATAAATGCAACTCAAGATTTATCTGATTCTAATTATAAAAAATGGGAGCTTAGTGCAGATTCAAGATACTCTGAAGATTTAGCAAGATATTATTTAGTTAATAGTACGCCAATAGACTCAGCATTTACTACTAAAAGAAACTATTCTGATTTTTCAGTACTTGATGAGTACGATAAACAATACGAAGAAGATTACCAATATGGCGCTAAACTAAATACGTCTAAGATGTATTCTGAAGATTATAGAATCACTGCTCCCATCTGGTTAGATGTTAATATTCCTAAAAAGTTTGTGATCTATAGAGTAGATAACCCGAAGCCAGATTCTAGTTTTGAAAATAGTTCAGAAGATAAGCTTTCTAGAATTGTAAAGATGACTAGTAATTCTACAATTGTTAAGGTGTTTGATTTGTCGAAACAATCTTCAATTGGTAAGTATATTAGAAATCACGTACAGGATGAGTTTTTTCCTGAATCTCCAACAACAATCACAATGGAGAAAGATAAAAACTCTACGTTTAATGGTATTGATTTACAAAAGGGCGGATTCACGCGTAAGAGCGAGTATTTATATGATGATTATGTTAAAAAAGATTTAACAGTTATTGATTCTAATGATTTTATAACTGACGGTTTTAGAAGAAACAAGGTGGCTTGTGCCAATCTAGTGAATCTAGAATTTATGTTTGATGATGATTCTACTGAAGGATACTCTGTTAACAGATATTTTGGACTTTATGTTGATGATATTGAGTCAGGTACTGGAGAGATTTCTTATGTTACAAATGGCGTCGTTAAGTTTAAAAACTTAGAATCTTATTTAGAAGGAGCTGACCCAACATATGCTATTCCCGAATTTGCACTACTGAGAAATACAGGGTCGTTGGGATACGCGAGAATTGGAGATTCTTTTTATAATTTAGATGGTTCTAATACATATGATGCTATACGATATAATGTTTCTGTAAAAGCAGATAGTGAAGATATTAATAGTAAGCTTGGTATTATTAAAAAAGACAAATCAGTTCAATTGGTTTCTAATTCTAGTTCTGGAGGAGACTTTATAAAAATGCAATTTACTAACAACCCAATAAACAATGATTTGTTTAGGGTTACCCCAGTAAAAAAAGAGTCAGTTAGGCTTAAAATTATCAGTAATGTTAACGGAGATGTTGTAAATGTTACTGATAATTTCGGGAATTTTGTTCAGTTTGCAATGGGTATAGATTCTAGCACATCTTGGACAGCACTTGAATCTGTTTGGTCCGACATTAAGATAAACCCTGGAAATTACACATCTGCTGAAATAAACTTTTATGATAGATATGAATTAAGCGTCGAGGCAGATTCTAATCAAATTAATAGCGTAGTTTTTAAAGAGAGAAGTTCTAATTTAATAGACAACGGTATTTCAGTAAGCACAACAACTTCGGTTGTTGCTATAAGAGAAATTTATACTAATGTTGACCAAGAGATTGGTACCTTTATGGCCGATGACACTGGACTTCTTGATAAGGGTCGATTTAATTCTTCTAGATTTTCAGCGCTTGGAAGTACAAGTGATGTAGCTTTTGCCTTTGCAGGTGCCATTAGGAACAACACAGGGTTTAACGCTTTCAGTGTGAATGATTATGTGTATATCATAAGCGGTGTTCAAGGATATCGCCTAATGAACTGCGCTGTGATAATTCCAATAATTAACTCAAGTATTGTAGGAGATAGTGTAGATTTAGAAAATAATCTTTTATTAAGTCAAGATATTATTAATAACAACAAATCATACTACTTCAATGGCGGACATTCTGGAGGAAATTCAATGTATGTTGATTCATCTATTGTTTCTGAAATTAAAAAAGGAGATTATATCCCTACTAATTATAAGGATTCATATAATTTAGTACTTGATGTCGTAGAAGACACTGATATTCAAAATAGTTTAAATCATAAGGTGATATTACAACAGAAGAATGTATTGCCGTCATCTAACTACGAAATATACGTTAAGAATAAGATGACACTTGGTATGTTCTCTGCATATGATATTCATGATATGAATTTTGATACGTATGACACTTCTAATTCTAATTTAAAAGAATTAGAATATGAGACCAGATCAAACATGAACTACCAGCCATATGAAGATGCGTCGTTGGGTAATCTAGGGGCTGATAATACAATTAATCCTGATTTTATCATCGATCCTATTAAATATTTTGCGAATCTACAACCTCTACTAAATGGAGAGGATTCGACTGAGGTGACCCAGGTTGACATCAAATCGGAATATGATAGATTAAATGAGAATTCTTTAAAAGAGTACTCTACTAACTCTAGAGTTGTTCCAGATATTAATAAGTGGGCTCTTAAAGATACAACAAACGTTAGAGAAGAGCCTTATTATCTAAACACAAATGAGGCATTTGGAAGAACCAACTTTTCTCCTGATGTTACTATAGAAGGAAGAAATAGAGAAGCGTTTTCTCATGAATGGTTCTACTTAGACAAATGGCCAGATTATATGAAATATGACATGTATAACGATGGCTTTAGTTATGTTAATTTTGTAAATGGCGTTGATATAGAAAGATCTATATTTACTGACACTTCTGTTGATTATTTCGATATGTATATGGTGTCGGAAGGACATGAGGTTCCAGTTGCTTTAATTGATTCGTTAGATAACTCTACTGTGAAAGAAACATCGTTCTATACTAAGACCAAATTAAATAAAAAATATACTATAGCAAGAGGAGGAAACAGTTTAGATTTTGCGAGTACTATTTTTAAAGGACTTAAATTTGTTTTTAAGAAGAGAAAAGATGGACAATCGTTAATTAATGGAGAGTTCTTTAAAGATTCTGAATTTAACGGTTACAAATTCTCAACGCTAGTGACAGTTGATACTAATGCTTCTTCAAATAATATAGAGTATGAATTTATTAAAAATGATAAATTTGAATTTATTATATTTTTTATTAAGTTGAGTATTCAAGATGTTTTTGTTGGTAATTACATGAACAGGAAGTATCTATATGAACTACAACACAAAATAGTAACTGGGTTTGATCCTTTAAGTGGAGGTAACTATTATAAGTATGCTGATGTTAGTGTTGACGGATCACTTGATATAACATCAACGAACTGGGCAGCTGGTCCATACATTGTTAATGGAGTAAGCGATATTGATGGAAATTTACCTAACTTTGATACTCAGATATCGCCAACATTTGACGGTACATATGGCACTATTAAAATAGACTATGATCCATCAAACACATCCTCAGTTGAATATTTTATAGATATCGTTAAAGTGATATCTAGTAATAAGATTCAAGTTGATGGACCTCCTTATTATTACACTGTCGGAGAACATCCTACTGGAACTAGACAAAATATAAATCCATACATGGTACCAGGGCAATCGCAAATTTCTGCTAGCTACACTTATTTAGAAGGAGGAGTAAACGCTCATTCAACACTGCTTAGAGACTTATCTGCTAATACAGTTTATAACAAGCTTAAAGATAATACTGGAGAGATTAAGTTTACAACTATAGATGATAGCGGTGCTGAAACTGCAAATCAATTTACGGTAGTTATTGAAAATGGCAATGAGGTAGTAAAACATTCAACTTTAGTCACGGAGATAGACAAAGATACTCCAAAAAGTTTTAAGTTAAAAAAAGAAACAATAGGTCACGAACTAACTAACGAGCATGTATATTATCCGTTTTTAATTAGACATAACGGAAACTATACTATTTCAACAACGCCAGTCGTCGAGTTTACTGATGTATACGGATTTAATAAAATTATTAGAGATCAGAGAAGTTATGATTATGATATCAAGGCTCTTAAAGAACCTTATTATAAATTAAATCTTTCAACTAATTACGAAATCAACAAGTCAATCGCTTATTATAATAAGTATAATAGACTTGGTACCTCATTTAATGTTGGATTTATATCAGACAACGGTAGATATGATAATGATTGGGGAATTATTAAGAATCATTTTTATCATAAAGTAAATGAAATCAATACTGCCGGAGTTACTAAACTTTCTGAGAGTAGTGAGCATTTACCTCAATATCCATTAATTAATGAAATTGCAATTGATAAAAAAGACAGAAATGTTTTTAAATCTGCATGGGAGGATAACTATTATGTTAGATCGAAGGCAGGAGGCAACATAGATTATCTACCAGGCACTGTTTCTACAATCGAAGAAAAGTCTTATTTAGCATCTGCTCTTGTTAAATATAGACCATCATACTCTATATTAGAGTTTACGACTTCTTCTGTAACCAGTGAATCTGAGTTAGATTTAATATTAGTTAATGATTCTAGTAAAACTAATGTTGTATTCTTTGAAGATAACAATAGTATTATTGCAGATTTCTATCTTTCAGATTTAATAGCTGGTGTTATAGGAGATGATGGTCTTAGACAAACAATTAACCTATTTGTTTCTCCAGAGAATTCTGAAGGAGATAAGACCACTGTTGAAGATGACATTAAAAAGTACGCACTTAACAATATAGTAGGATTATATGTTATGGAAAATATACAACTTTATACTAAAAAATATAAAGGCAACCCTTCTGAGTTTATATCTACTGATTCAATAGAATTGATTGATAACGGATATGTTGCTGATCAAAATTTTACGTATAATGCGCACGGACAAAAGCCACTTAATTTTAGACTAATATATAATAAAGAACTAGGCTATTCATATAGCATCAGAACTTTGATAAAAATACAAGCATAACATGCCAATTAACATTAAAGAAATATTTTACCCAGGAGATACAGATCAAATTAAATGGGGTAAGATCAATTATAATTTTGATCAAGTACAAGCAAACGGCGGGAAGCAAGGACCGACTGGTGAAAAAGGAAGCACTGGTAATATTGGAGCTACTGGAGTTAAGGGAGACACTGGAGACCCTGGAGTCAAAGGAGATACAGGACCAACAGGTACTTCTACTAATTTCTGGGATAGAGAAACTCACACTAACGGAAATGCATTCGTTATTAAACCAAAGGATGGTACAAAATCGAGCGAAACTGCTGTTTTTATAGGAGATACAGATTACGTAGAGGGAACAACCACCGGTGCATTAAACCCAAACTCACAGCTTACTGTTAAAAATAGTACTGGTTTTGCATATTCTCAAAAATGGATGCCTGATGGCGCAGGTATGACCGGGTTAATTGGAGATGATAACCTTACAATTAGAGGATCGGGTACTACTAACTTTGACGGAAACAACAATGCAGGTACTCATTTTTTTATACAGCCCGAAAATAACGTTAACGCAAGTACTAAACTTTCTATAGAATCCGATGTATTAGAGCTTAAAGGGTATAACAAGATTGATATTCTAAACACAAATGGAATTGAATTTCTAGATGGAGGAGATATTACGATTAACCCATTATCTACTTTTACAAAGGCAGTAACTTTTAGTGATAATATAACGGTATCTGGTACCGTTAACATATCTGGAGATTTAACGTCTTCTGCAAATTCTTACTTTGGAGGTAATGGGTTTATTAAGGTACCTGTTGGGACAACAGCACAGAGACCCGTGTCACCTCAAATTGGTATGGTTAGATACAATAATGGATCTGGTCTTTTTGAAGGGTACGAGGGTACTTCTTGGAAAGATCTAACTAAACTTTCTAATAATACAAAGACTACGTATGTTTCAGTTCAAGCTAATGCTGCGTATGCTGAGGCGGCAGATAATAAAGTTAACATCGTTGTAGGAGGATCAACTATAATGGACCTAAATACAACTGTAGTAAATGTAACGCAAGATTTAAAGATAGCGAATACAAAAAATGTACACATATTAGGAGGAGATGAAGGTATTATATATCCTGCGGGAGGCCTAAAGCCAGCTAGTAACCTTAACGTTCCAGCAAACACAATTACGTATTCTTCACCAAGCAACGGCACGTCTACGTCACTTAGAAACTTAAACGATTATTTTTATCAACAATCATATTTTCCAGAAACAAAGCAAGCAGCAAGCGCGGTGCATCACCCCGGTACTTACTTTCTCGGAAGACAGGCCTCTAATGGAGCTATTACATGGATTCCGAGTATTGTAAGCGGTATCACTAAATACACTAAGAGTGCTGAATCAAAAGTAACTTGGACCAAAATAGGAAATCAGGTTATGGTAAATGGACACTATAAATTTCAATTATCAGGAAGCTGGAGTGGAATTGCTACACCTACTAATTCGAATAATGATTTAATAATCGGTCTTGGAGAACCAAGTGGAACTACGTCAGATCCAGCGCAGTTTCCATTTAAAAATGATGGAGATCAGCCAATACATGTAAATGTTAGCGCATACTTTCTTGGATACGACAAGACCGGTGTTGATAGTAGTGGCACCTTTATGCAAGCAAACACTAGTGGATTGACTGGATTATATGGTATAATTGAGCCAGGTAAAAACTATATTAAACTATATTACACGCCAGTATCATCTTATAATTCTACAACGCACGTAGCTAACCATACGATTACTACGGTGAAAGCGTCAAGGGTGTTATACATGTATAACAACACTGTATTCATGTTTAATTTTACAATGCCATCTACTATTAACACTGGGAGAAACTCATACACAGTGGCAGCTGTTGGCGCACCTGGATTTGATGGACCGGCTTAAAATTATATAGATTATGAAAATTTTAAAAATACTTAGTACGATGAATAGAACAACTATAACATTTATAGTTGGTGCGCTAATGATGCTTCTTTTTTTACAACAATGTAATAAGAACTCGCAGTTAAAAAATGATCTAAAAGTTACTAGGCAAGATTCTGATAGAAACTTTAATAACTATCTAGCAACAAAAGACAGTATTAGAACTACTATCGCTGATAATGGAAGCTTAATTTCATCAATTAGAAGTTATGAATTTGATATTAGCAATTTTAAGGAAGATCAAAGGATTTTGGTAAACAAATACAAAAAGTCTCTTAATCTTAATAAAGACTTAAATCGTGTAAATTCTCTGCTCTCGGCTGATATAGTACTTAAAGATTCTATTATTGCAAATGTTTCAATAGTTAAAATAGATAGCTTAAATAGTAAACTAACATTTGAGAAGATTGATGATTTTGGTAACGGTAATACTAGATCTATTAACGGTGAAATTAGCATTGTAAAAAATGATAGCTTCTACAAATATGGAGACCCTATTATTAATTTAACGCAAACTATGAAGTTAATGGCTGCCGTTGAGGAGGTAAATGGATCAAATCAACTTAAAATATCTACTAAATATCCAGGATTAATAATCACGGACATTGAAAATATAAACTTGATAAATAATAAGTTAAACCAAGAATACAAGAAGAAGGCTGGATGGTCGATAGGTGTAGGAATTGGATATGGAATAAATTTAAATAACAATCAAGTGATTAGTACAGGTCCTTCGATCGGTATAGGTTTATTCTATTCTCCAAAATGGTTGAGATTTTAAAATAAAAATAATTAATGGCACAGTCATCGACATACTTTAGGATTGATAATGATGTACTTTTAGAGTTCATCTACCACGATCAAACAAACCCCAATAATTACGATATTGAGGTTGACGACAACGGGAGCGAAATCAAAGTACTTGACACGGTTGACGGTAACGCTTTTGTAAAAAGACATTTAATTTCAGAATTAGGAGGAGATGTAGTAAATTTTGATGTTACCTATTCTGCTGGATATATTGCAATTGAAAATTTTGCAGCAAGAAAACTATTACTGCAGGTTGGTAAAACCTACAAATTTAATATAGGAGACGGGACAGGAAGTACCCTTCCTATAGGTTCTGATTTTAAAATTACCGGAACATTAGGTACTAGTTCATATTCAGTAATTGGAGGTAATACTATTCTAACATACAAGCCAAGTTCTACAGGAAGCGTAGAATATTATTATGATAGTAACACAATTTCTTTAAAGGGAGGGGTTGTTAATGTTTCAGAAAAAGCAAACCCTTTGTTTGCTAATCCAGATGAAAACACTGGAAATGATATTAACCAAGGTATTGGTAGATTCCATGCGGTGCAGGTATCTGGAGATAGTACAAAATGGGCGCTTTTAGGATATGATTCTACCGGAGAGTATCAAGTGTTTAATTATATTAACAATAATGCTGGATGGTCCGGTGGAAATGAGGCTAATCTATTAACATCACAGAGTCTGGCTACAGCAGATATTAACTTTATTAGATATGATTCTATTAGGCTGCATTTAAGAAGTGGGTATAATTTTGCTAGTAGAGGATATGAAGGATTTCTATTCCAAGTTTTAGCGGATAGAGAAACCGGAATACAGAACAATTTAACGCAGCTTGTTTACTTAAACCAGTCGAACTATGAAATTTCTAATCCTAATCCATTTATTCTAGGAGAAACTTTATTTGCTAAGTTTATTGAGATTAAAGTTCCTACAGTTCTTGGTAATCAAAATCCTGAATTTAATGATTTTTTCTATGGTGACAACACGCCTGGTTCTTCTGATATAAGCGATACTACAAACTACGGTATTAAGTTTAGTTTAATTGATAGAATTTCTACCGAATCTGGCTATGATTACATTCATTTAGGAGAAGAGAATTCTTTTACGGTTTCAAGAGAAGACGAATTCCAAGATTTTACCGCAGTTATTGAAGAATCAAGCATTGGGGATTATTTTAATATTTATGGGGAAAGAGACGGAGAGGCAAGCGCGTTTGAGTCATATATACTAAACAGAATTAACACATCTTCTGATGATATTATTGTAATGTATGATGTTACTCAATATGAGCAAGTTGGTCTTAATCAAATTAAGACTTACGATACGACGTTTACTCAATCTGAAGATTTTGATACTCCTATTATTTATAGACCAGTTGTTATAAATAGTAATGTTGCAGTAAACTTCTCAATAGATGTTGTTATGAGGATTTATAATGAGACTGATAATACTCAAATCGTAAAAAGAGCTAGTTTAACATATAATAATGCTGTAAAATACGGCAATAGAATACAATCAGTAAACATATCTGGAAATAATACAGTAACTGAAGTATTCAATACACTACCTAATCTTTCACAAAACAGAAGCGTTAGAGATGTTATTGCTGCATCTGTACCAAGAGCAACAAAATACGTTTCTACATTTATTGAGAGACATAACGTAGTTGCAGGGTTTACGCCAATTACATTCGCAGCAACAAGTACTACTGATAACCTAGATGAGGTATCTGAGACTGATCCTTCTCAATTTGTAAGCGAACGCGAATTGACAATTAATGTTTCTCCATTTACTAATTACTACAAATTTAAAATAGGAAAATTAGAAGGAGATGCGGTAAGCTTAATGGACTTTAGTTCTTCTGAAAACCTTAGCCTTAACTTTATTAGCGGAGATGTCAGAAAAAAGTTTAATCACATTCCTAATAAAGACGTATTTATGGGATCTGGAGAGGTTTTATTTAAAATAGATAAAGGAAATATAAGCGAAATTTTAGGAATGTCGGATAAGGTGTTCTATATAGCTATCGACAACGGTAGCGAAGAGACTATGATTATTAGTGGTAGTTTCTACGATAAATTTGGTTCATAATTATAAATAATAATAGATGATATTAAATAGTAGAAATAATTTATATGATTTTAGGTTTCCTAGAAACTTTATACCAGAGGAGGTAGCTGATAAGTATCGAAAATATCTTAATAAGATTCCAGGCAACTTAATGGCCGAACCTATAGATTTTGTTAATTATTCGGTACAGGGTATAAATATACCTGGAATTTCTTTTGATCCAACTACTCAAGCAGATAACGATGGTACTACTAGGTATCATAGAGGTGCTGTACCAATTCAAAATACAATTGATAGACAGTTTACGGTAACAATGCAGTTACTTGATGGTTTTATTAATTATTGGATAATGCAAGACACTCTATTATATTATTACGCAAGGTCGACTAAGAAGGCTTTTACTGAAGATCTAACCCTTAGAATATTAGACGCAGAAGGTGCTAGTGTTGCATATTTAAAGTTTAATAGCCCAATAATGAATTCAATTAATGAACTTACGTTAAATATGAGTGAGAACGTTGCTGATTTTAGTACATATGAAGTTACTTTCTATTACAATAAGTTAGAATTAAAACTAGAAATAGAATAAAATATATAAATCATGAAAGATATTAAAACATTTAAAGAATACTTAGTAGAACAGCAAATAACTGATGCTGATTTATTAATTTTAACCGAAGGTCTACAAGAAGAGTGGACTCCTGAATTAGAAGCTAAAGTAGATGCAGCTATTAATGAATTCGTTAATGAATACTCTGATGAAGACGGTAAGCTTGACGTTAATAAATTTAATAATGAGTTAACTAACGAAGGTATTTTAGGTTCTATTTTTGGAGGACTTGCTGGATTTGCTCTCGGTAAATCAGTTGGTAAAATGATTGCCAAAGTTTTAGGAATTGAAAAAGGAATATTCTACGATTTATTAACTTCTAGACTTGTAGGTGCTGCATTAGGTGCTTCTCTAGGTAAAGGTAGATAAATGAATTTTTTAGCAGTAGACTTTTCTCTTAATTCTCCAGGGGTATGTTTATATAATGATAAAAGTAAAACATATCATTTTATAGCATATATTAAACCAGGTACTGGAACTAAAAAAGAGCGCAAACTACAAGAAGAAATATCTCTTCTTAAGGACGTTACTTTAATTTATCAACCAGATTTTAGCAACGATGAATCATATTCTAGTGCTGAACTCTTAAAGATTAAGAGGTACGATAAAATGGCTGACGATATTATTAATTTAGTTCTCCAGAATTCTTTTACTGGAGACTCTTTTACTGTTGCATTTGAAGGTACTAGTTATGGTTCAAAGATGGGTACTAATAATATGATTGATATGGCAGCAGGAGCTGCTATTCTTAAACTCAAGCTCTTAAAAACTCTTAAACCCGAAGATCTTCAAACTATAGCTCCTACCTCTATTAAAAAGTTTATTAATAAAGGTAATATGAGTAAATCTGACATTTGGCCGTTTTTCTTAAGTAATACATATTGTAAAAAATCTGCACTAATTTCTTATTGTAATTCAGAGCTAGGTCCGGATATAACTAAGATTCCTAAGCCACTTGATGATTTAGTGGATTCTTTTTATCTTGTTACTTTATTAAAAGAAGGTATTTCATAGATATATAGTAGACGCATTCTTCCTAGCAGCTATGATTTCTAGCCCTAAAGACCAACCCCAAACCTTGTAACCTTATCTCTCCTTTGGAAACCTAAAGTTATATGCATCGTTTCTCCTTTTGTTTCAAAATGAATAAAAAAATATGTAAAATATTAGTGAAACATACTAATAAGTAGATATATAATATGTATGGTTTTGAAGATATTCTTTAATCTACGGACTCTATTTAATAACAAAAAAGGCCATTGATATGGCATCGCAAGCCGCGTAGGCATTAACACTAATAGAGATCTTTACAGTAGGACTAACTTTTGAAACAAAACCATTTATACTTATATAATAATAACAATTAACATTTAAAGTTTAACAAATTAAAGGAAATTAAAGACATGGCAGATTTTGACATTTTTAACCTGGGAGTAGAAGACGTAGAGACGCATCAGCCCCAAGCAAACTCATCAGCAACAGTAGTTTACAAACCAACAGCAGATGATGGAAAAGACGGAACTTATAAAGCATTAATACGCTTCGTTCCAAATTCTGAGAATCCAAGAAATTCTCTTATTCAAAAATACGTTCACTGGTTAACAGATTCGAACGGTAACGGTAAATTGGTAGATTCACCATCTTCAATCGGTGAAAAATGCCCTATTGCAGATGTATTTTGGAAACTTCGTAATAGTGATTCAGCAGTTGATAGAAAGGCTTCTGAAAAACTAAAGCGTCGCCAACAGTATTATGCATTAATTAAGATTATCAAAGATCCACAAAACCCAGATCTAGATGGTACTTATAAAGTATTTAAATTCGGTTACAAAATTAAAGAAAAGATTGATGCTGAGTTAAAACCAGATTTTGGTGAGCCAACTCAAGTGTTTGACCTTTTTGAAGGTAAAAACTTCGAGTTAATTATTACTCGACAAGGAGACTATAATAACTATGATAAATCTAAATTCTCTTCTTCTCGTTCAGCTATCGTATTAGATGGAGAACCTGCAGAAAGAAGCAAAGAAACCATGGTTGCTATAAAGGCCGAATTAGATGAAGCACCTTCTCTAGCATCTTATGATTATAAGGCATGGGATGGAGAAACTAGAGAGTTTGTAAATAACATATTGAAGATGTATTTAAACCCAGGAGATGCAATCTCTGAGGTAGCTATGCCTTCAAGAACAAATACAGAAAAGAAAGCAGAACCTAAAAAGGAAAAAGTTGCAGAAGCAGCTGGAACCAATGAATCAACGCCTAGTGTAAACACGGATGATGATCTAGACTCTTTCTTGAATGACCTCGACATCTAAGATACAATTAACAGAAGAGTTAAGACTTAAGATTATGAAAGCGCTGAAGGATGTATGTCTTTCAGCGCATTCTAATCATAATAAGCAGATGCTACAAGACATGCATGGTAGGATTACTATGGCATGCCCCTACTGTGGTGATTCTTATACCGATGAAACAAAAAAGAGGGGTAACATGTATTGGGACACTCTACAATACCACTGTTATAATTGCGGACATCACACAGACATTAGAAACCTTCTCAAAGATCACGAGGTTAGACTTCCCAGTTCAGAAGATTCATTTACAATAATTGATTATATAAAACACAATAGATCAGTTACAACACAGGCTGATACACTAAAACACTCCGTATTTCAAAGCGTGAGCGATTTAGCAATTGAAGTTGATGAATTTAAAAAAGGATTTGGCGCTCATAAAATAGAACCTGGAGATTGGATTTGGCTATATTTAAAAGGAAGATTACTACATAAAAAGAGTGATGAATTCTTATTTAGCCCAAGAGACAATAGACTTTGGATTCTAAACTTTACAAACGATGGTAAGATTATATCTGCGCAAAGTCGTCGTATGAAAGGAAAAGGAGCAAGATACCTAACATATGATTTACCTAAACTATACGAAGAACTTGGTAAAAAATTAGAACTTTCACAAGAAGATCTAGAAAAAATAACTAAGATATCAACGCTATTTGGTATAATGCAAGTAAACTTTCAAAGAAATGTTACCCTATTTGAAGGCCCTATTGATGCCAAGTTTATGGTTAACTCGGTTGCTCTCGCAACTGCTGGAAGAAACACTGAAGAGTTTGATGAGATGGCAACGGTACGGTACTTGTTTGATAATGATGATACTGGAATAAACAAAATGATACAAAAACTTAAGAAAGGTCGTCCTGTATTTATGTGGTCTAAATTTTTAAAAGAAAATAAATTAGATACATATCATATCAAAGATTTAAATGAGTTAGTAGTCAAATGTTTTGAGCTTAAAAATCCAGCTCTTGCCAAAATGGACCAATATTTTACTACAAGCAAATTAGATCTATGGTACATTTAGAAGATATAACAGCAACCGTGGAAAAAGATTTAGACGACTTTTACAAAGACAGAGATAGGTTTAAAGGACTAAAGCTGCTGGTAGGCTTTGAGGCTAATGATTATAACTTAGAGGCTCCTGAACTTGAAGTAGGAAAGGCTAAGTTTAAAAAGAAATTAAAGACAAGTACCTTTGTAAAGGGTAAAAAAGGAAGTTCACTATTTTAAAATACAATTAATGTCAAACAGCGATAAAATTTTAGCACTAGATAAAAAACTAAGTGAGCAACGATCGGTTTGGACTGGTAAAATAGGAGACCTTGCCAAATCTTTACGATATATCAACGGAATTGAAGACACTATAGCAATGCAACTTTCAAATCGTCAGATTTTAATAGAGCATATCGCATATATTAATGTCAAGATAAAAGAACAGAAAAGAAAACTAGCTGATAGATATCGTGAAAAGTATCTAGAATACTATAACTTTGATTATAAATTAGGAGAAAGACAGAAAGAACAGTTCATACAAGCCGATTTGGCGGATGACGGAATCATTCTTTCTCATTTAGAGAACCAATTAGAATTCTTTAAAGAATCGGTAAAAACCCTAGATAATATGGGATTTGCCATCCGAAACAGGTTAGTAATAAAAGACCTGTAGACGTAAATAAAAAAACTGCGCCATGAATGGAGCTCAGTTTAACAGAGAATAAACAATTGTTGAGAATAGATAGTGCTACTGCGCTAGAACTCGAGCAATTAAATATATCTTTAACAAAGAGAATTGACTCGTGGAGATTTAATCCACTTGTCAAAAGAGGTGTTTGGGACGGGTATATTTCATATGTAAAAGACGACAAGTGGATTCCTGCCGGCTTATGGAAAGAGGTAATGGACGTATGTAAAGAGTACAAAATAGATCTTAAGATCCATGGAATCACTCAATTATTTGATCGTGAAATTAATCAAGAATCATTTCAAAAATGGTCATCAGACTTCTTTAATGATTCAGAAATTAAACCAAGAGACTATCAAATTGACGCTGCGTTTAATATATTAAAATTTAGAAAGTGTTTATCAGAATTAGCAACATCTGCTGGTAAGACTTTAATTTCATTTTTAACAGTTGCATATATATTAGAAAAACAAAAAGCAGAAAAGGTTTTATTTATAGTACCTAATGTTTCTCTTGTAATTCAAGCAAGCGAGGACTTTACTGATTACAACTACAAAAATCAAGTCAATATTAAAATACAACAAATTTATTCTGGACAAAAAATTAGAGCAGGTAGGAATGTAGTGATAGGAACATATCAATCGCTAATTAAAAAACCAACTGAATACTTTGACCAATTTGAAGCTGTTATAATTGATGAAACGCATAAGGCAAAATCACAGTCAATTAAAACTATTCTATCTAAATGCAAAAACGCAGAATATAGATATGGTCTATCTGGTACTATACCTAAAACAGGAACGCTAGATAGATTAACATTAATGTCGTATACTGGGCCATTAATAACTGAGGTAAGTGCAAACTTTTTACAAAATGAAGGGTATATCGCTGGATGTAGAGTAAAAGTAATTGAAATGGATTATGCGACACAAGGAGCAAAAGATGCTTTTAAAGAAATGGCTTTCAATAAATATGAAAGCAAAGACGTATTTAAATTCGAGCAAAATTATATTATTAATTCAACCGGACGTCTTAATTTTATTTGTAATATTATTTCTAGAGTACGTGGCAATAGCCTAGTGCTTTTTCACAGAATTGAACATGGTAAAAAAATATATGATAAACTTAGACAAGATGGTGATAAGATCATATACTATGTTGATGGAGGTACTGACAAGGATATTAGAGAAGAATATAAAAAGAAAATGGAGCTAGGAGACGAAGTAGTTATCGTAGCGTCTTATGGAACTTTTTCTACCGGTATTTCAATTAATAAAATGCATAATATATTTTTCACAGAATCGTTTAAATCAGAAGTTATTATTAGACAATCAATTGGACGTGGTCTTAGGCAACATGCATCAAAAGACAGTGTTACTATCGTAGATTTTGTAGACGATATATCAAGTCCAGATTGGGATAATTATCTAATTAGACACTCGAAGGCTAGACAAAAAATATACAATGAACAAAAGTTTAAGTTTGATGTTAAAAAGGTCAAATTTGAAGGAGATATATAAAGAGTAAAATACTATAAAAATAAAATAATAAGGTAATGGCATTACAATCATTTGAACAATTTGCAAAAACTAACTCGACTAAAATCGCAGCTGAATTAGAATCTAATAACACAGTAGTAAGAGAAGAATCTGCAAGATCTTTTAGAGATCTTTTAAAAGAGTACGGAGTAACTAAAGTTTCTGAACTTGAAGAAGAAAACAGAGAAGAATTTTTTAACAGAATTCAAGGAATTAAAGTTAACGAATCAGGAGTATACTCATTTAATGGAGCTAACATTTTAGAATCCATAGAAATTGCACCAGAATTCGAAGATTATATGGCTAATGAAGCTGTTATTATTACTGGTAAAAGAGACGCTAAAAAAGTGTTTAACCAATATGTTAAAATATTTAATGAATATTCTGCGTTCTCTAATAAAAACTCAAAGTTACACGCTTTAGGAGTATTGAAGCAAATATACTTTGATGCAATGGAAGACGCTAACTTTTCTAGAGAAGCGTACCCTACTATGAAAAAGATTAAGGGTAATATTGGAAAGGTAGTTGTAAAGCTTGCTGAACTCAAAGGCATGGAAATTAAAATTCCAGGATCTAAAATAACATTCGCTATCTCGCAAGTTGCTGGTAGAATATCGAACGCAGCAGGCTGGTCTGGAATTGGAATAGTCGAAGGTACTGCTCTTTATTTAGAGTCTATTGGAGAGCCTAAAATAGCAGAAGATTTAGTAAATCTATTTCAGGCACAGTTTGAAGGAGAAGATGTAAGAGTAGATATTAGTTCTAAACTAAATGAATCTAAAAAGATTGTCGAAGGCGCTGTAAAAAGATTCGAGATGGACCTTAATGACATGATTAAAGATATTAAAAGAGGTTATGGTTGGATTGATCCAGAATTTGTAGCAGATACTTGGGAAAATACAAGTGATTCAATAGACTTTGAATTAGTTAAAGGAGAAATCTACAAAAGATTAATCGCAGCTGGTTTATTGGCGCATGCTGCTGATGATAACGAAGAAGAGGCTGGAAAATACGTTAAAAACTTAAAAGAATTAGGAATTAAAGAATCAGTAGTTACTGAAGGTAAAGGTTTTAAAAACACCAAAGATTTTGAAGACTTCTTAGAAGAAATTGATGGCATGGGAGAGGCTCAAATCAAGAAAATCATGGGTAAAGATTATATCGATACTCCTGGATTCTATCAAGATGAAAAAGATAACTATGAAGATATTATAGATTTTATGATTTCAAACATGGGTGATTCAGAATTTGAAAAACTCCAAGACTGGTGGGAAAACAACGTTCAAGAATCAGTAGTTACTGAAGCTAAATTTGTAAAAGACTTTAACAGAGATGTTTTAAAGGCTAAAACAAAAGAAGAAGTTTTAGAGCTTTATCCAAACGCTGAATTCTTTATCGGTAAATCAGATCATTTCTTTGGAGAATTAGACGGTAACTTATTCTTTAAAGCATATTATACTAAAGCACAAAAAGAATTTGAAATTAAATCAGTTTATTCTGAAAAAGGAAGCAACTATGTTCATTTATACAATGAATCAATAGTTACTGAAGCTGAAATTGAAGAAGGTAACGCTTTCGGAGATGCAGTTAGAAAAGCTAAAGAAGCTGGAGATAAAGAATTTGATTTTGACGGAAAAACTTATAAGGTAACTGAAAGTACAATGTTATCTAGCGAATGGATCGTCGGAGAAACTTACCCAGAATATGGCACTGTAATATCAATCACAAACAATGGAGGAGTTCAAGAGATAAGATTTGAATCCGGTGAAGTTATTAAATATGGATTTGGAGTAAAGGTTGAAGAATCAATTGTTAATGAAGCAGAAGTTACTTCTGATGAAGACTTTAAAGAATATGCGACTAATGTTTTACAAAAGGCATTTGGAAAAGATTTTGACGAAGCAAAGGCAAATGAAGTTATTGATGGTATTTTAGGTAAAGTTGATGGAGACTATGGAGCTGCTGTTGGAATGCTAACAAGTTCATTAGGATAATCATACTATAAATAAAAACTAAATAAAATGAACAAATTATTATCATACGGAGAATTCTTAGTAGAGAGATCTAACGGAAATATTTATGAATCTAAACTAATCTTAGAAGGTGGAGCAGCAGGACATATGTCACATCCATTTGATGAAAAGAGTTTAACGTTTGGTGACTTTAAAAAGATCGTTGAGTTTGGCTTAAGAGGCGAACTTAACTTTGAAGAAGAGGCTACTGAAAAAACAGACGGACAAAACTTATTTGCAACCGTAATGGATGGAGAGGTTAAATTTGCCAGAGGTATTAATGATATGAGGAATCCAATGACTCTCCAACAATTCAAAGATAAATTTAAAGACCATGGAAGTACATTAGTAAGAGATACTTTTCAATTCGCAGCAGAAGATTTAGCAAATTCATTAAATAAGCTACCAGCAAAAGACTTAGAGGTTTTTAATAATGGTAAGAGTTTTATGAATATGGAGCTAATCTACTCGAAGAACCCAAATGTAATCTATTACGACAGGGATATTATTCAGTTTCACGGTATTAAACATACTGATGGTGAAGGTAATGAAATAGGAGAGGAAACAAAATACGCTGCATCAATTGCAAAGGCTCTTAAAGACCTTAAGCTTGATATGGGTAAAACATTTTCAATAATTCCCCCACAAATCATTAAACTTGGTAAGGACATTGATTTTGAGGCTAATAAAGCAAAATTCATTAAGAAAGTTGAAGACCTAAGAACTCGTTATAATTTAACAGATGCTGACGAGGTTTCAAGATACCATGAAATGTGGTGGAGAGAAACTATTGATAAGAACTTTCCGGATTTAACACAAGATTATAAAGAAGGTTTATTATTAAGATGGGCATATGATGACAAGAAAACTCTTAATATAAGAAGTCTTGATAAAGAACTTGGAAAGGATCAATCTGCATTGATTAAGAAATTTGATAAAGAAAACGTTAAGAAGAAGCAAAAAGAAAACATTAGACCATTTGAAGATTTATTCTTAGAACTAGGTAGTGTTATCTTAATGAATGCTAGTAACTTTGTTGCTGCAAACCCAGATGCTGAAATGCAAAGGTTACATAATCAAATTAGAACTGAGGCCGAGGCTATTAAAAAAGGAGGAAGTATTGACCAAATAGAAAAGGTTGAATCTGAACTTAAAAGACTAGATAGAATAGGTGGAATAGAATCAATTATCCCAACTGAAGGGCTTGTGTTCGTATATAATGGTAAGACATTTAAACTAACAGGTACATTTGCTGCTATAAACCAGCTTATGGGTATAATAAAATACGGACGGTAACTAAATAATATAACATGGCATTACAGAATTTAAGAACTTACTTTAGTGAATCGAGCATAAATGATTTTCAGCAAATGCTAGAACATTCATGCGTTGTAACTGAAAAATTACAAGCATCAAATTTTCATGTACAAAAAACAAACAGTGGATTTAATCATTACAAAAGTGGTGGTAAGAATCCAATGAATCTTGTTGATAGAACAATCGTGAGGTACTATGAGAATGCAATCTCTCACTTTAATGCGCTAGAAGATGCTGGTAAAAAAGAAATGCCATTAGATTGGAAATTTGGATTTGACTATATGATTGATTCAAAAACGGTTAACATTAAATACGATAGAATACCAAAGAACAATTTAATGTTAACACATATCCAGATTCTTAACCCAGTTGATGAAACATTAATTAAAAAAGTAATTAGAGATCCAAAAATTCTAAACAAATGGGCAGATATATTAGAAGTACAAAGGCCACAGGTTCTACATCAAGGTAAGTTAACCGACCTTCAAAAAGAAGAACTCACTAAACTAATGTCAGTTTCAGAGTCTGAGTATTCTGAAAACTTTAAAGACATTTCGTTTTCTAGAAAAATGTACAGTATTTTTAATTCTTCTTTAAATTCTACAGCACTTAACGACGATTTAGATAGTACTATAGATTCTTTAGTAATTAATTTCTTTAATGGAAAAAGCGTTAAGAATTTTAAAATTTGTGAAGCTGAATCTCCAAGAGAGAATAGAAAGCCATCTGACATGTACCAAATAGCACTACTACAAATTGTTGAATTCTTTTCAGCATTCGATATTGAAAAAATAGAGTTAGTAGAAAAGAAAGCTGACCTTAGGTACATTGAATTAACTTCACAATTATTTAATGCATATATAGATAAGAACGCATCAAAATACATTGGAGTTAAATTTGAATCAGCGGGTTTTGCAGATTCTCCAGAATTTTCACTAAACACTGCGTTTATTAAAAATGAAAAAACAATAGAACTAGTTTCAAACCCTATACTTTCTGAGCTTTACAAAATAGCACTGAGTTCTTTTAATAAGAAAAGAATTAAAGAAACTGATATTATTAACGCAGATCTACTACAGCAAATCAATGAGATAGTTAAAAAAATAGAAGCGGTTGTAATGTTACAAAACAATGAAGATTTATCAATGATGAATTTTAAAACATTCTTAAACCACGAAAATCTAAAGCATCAAGTAAGCCCAATTACTGAGGCATTAACTGTAAAATATCCAGAACAGGGTAAAAAACCAGTAAACATGTTTGTTGGCAGATTCCAGCCGTTTACGATGGGACATGCTAAAGTTGTTGAAACAATTAATAAACAAAATGGATATCCAGTAGTAATCTTTTTAGTTAAGGCAAAGAATAAGAAAAAAGAAGATGCTTTTAAGAGACCATATGACGAAGATACTCAAGTTAAAATGTTAAAGCAACTTAAAAAGAAATACCCAATAGAGAAGGTATATGTTATAGACAGAGGTGCTATAGATTTAATGTTTAATACAATGAGAGCAGATGGATATGAGCCGGTGTTATGGGGTACAGGATCTGATAGAATTAAAACATATTCATATCAGGTAGATAAGCCAGAATACAGAGAAGATTTAGGAGTTAGGACTGATTTTGGCCTTTTTGAAATTCCAAGAAATAATGATAATATATCAGCAACTCAAGTTAGAAATGCATTATTAGATGATGATGAAAAACTATTTAAAAAATTAACTCCTAAACAAATACACTCAATGTATAGTGAACTAAAATTAAAATTAGAAACATCTATGTCTACTAATGAGAGTACACTACAAACGTTTAATCAATTTTTAAAGAATATATAAAAAAACAAAAAAATAGTAATATGATAAATTTTAAACAATTTATAACTGAAGCATCGGTTATAATGGACGCAACAGATCCAGAATCTAGAGTACTGAAAAAATTACTTAAGAAACATAAGGTTAAAATGGAAATTGTTAATAACGAAGGACCAAGTGGTTTTCCAGAAGTTGAACTAACTGGAGCTAGAAAAGATCTTGAAGCAGTATTAGCATCTGAAGACGGATGGGACGATGCTGGTTTAAACGATTACATCGAAGAATCTAATTCTGCTAATGAATCTAAGATTGTTATCAAGAGAAGATATACTGAAAGCTATCCCGCAGTTACTGTTGGTAAAAGCGCAAAAATTAGAAATAAAATGCTTGAGGCTATTTCTGATGGTAAAATTACACAAGAAGAGTTTAATAGTATCTTAAAAGAAATGTCAACCGATTCTCCTAGGTGGATGCGAAGAAATAATAAATTCTTTAGTATATCTGAAGAGGGTATTTCACTTTCAAAATTTGGTAAAAAAGCACTTTCACAAATTACAGTAAATGAAGAAGAACTCGACGAGGGTAGAGCATTCGTTGCAGCCGCTAAAAAAGCAAAAGACGAAGGTAAAAAAGAATTCGAATTTGGAGGCAAGAAATTCCCAGTACAAATAAAGGAAGAAAAGAAATCACAATTTATATATGAATCATTTAGAGACTTTGTAAACTTTTTAACTGAATCAAAAGAAGCTACAGAGGCTGAATCAATCTTAGCTGATCTTTTAGACGAAAGAGGCGGAGACATGGGAGAATTGCATGGAATGGAAATTGATGATGCACTAGACACGGTAGAATCATACGGACATAAAGGTGCTAAAGCAAAGAAAATTGCACAAGAATTAGTTTCAATGACTAATGAATCTTTAATTAATGAGGCGTTTGCATCTGTAAAACTTGCAAGCATCTTAACTGGAGGTAACAAAATGCCTAAGGATCTTCCTAAAGCATTTTACAACATGTCTAAAATTGCACTTGATAAAGTTCAAGATGTAGATATTATTGAAATAGATCCTCAAGCAGCAAGAAAAGAAAAGAGACAAAACGCAGTTTATTTATACTTTACAACAAACGAAAAAGAAAATCCATACGCTGCTCGTGGTTCTTATGGCGTTAGCACTATTCCAGCAAATACTTTATTAGCAATTACAGATGGTTCTAATGAATGGATGAATATGCAATGGCAAAACAAATACAATTCAAAAGATAGAAAAAAATCTTTACAAAAGACTAAAAGAGATGATAGTTCTGGTTTTGACAAATCAAGTTCTAATGATTCTTATGGAAGTGGTATTTCAAGTTTAACTAAAGTTGCTGAATTAGCAGATAGAGCATATTGCTTAGATTTAGATATTCTTAAAGCAAGATATTCTACAACCGCAAAAAGAGATGAAAGAGCTGACTCTAAAGCGGGCGCTATATCTTTTAAATCTGATAAAGATTTTAAGAAAGCTAACTTAGACAGATACAACACTATTATTTCAGATAGAGCCTCAAAAATGCCTTTAGATAAAATGGTTGCCGATGCTATCGATACTATAACTAAGCAAATTAAAGACGGTCTTGTTAAAGGAGAAAAAGGAAAATACGGAGATATTATAATAGGAAGAAACAAAAAGGGTAGCGAAGCAAAACTATCAGAAGCAGCAAGGCACATGCAATATATCCTTGATGATTTCCAAAGATATGTAAGTTCTTCTAACCAAGCTAAAATAGAAAAAGATTCTGGATATTCTGGAAATTACTACGATCAAGAAATTAAAAGATATGCTAAAGATGTATCTGATAAATTAAAGCAAGTAGAAGATTTTGGATACATTTGGTAATAATTTAAAAAATAAAATTATAAACAATATGTCTAGCACAAAAAATGAAAAACTTTCAGAATCTGAATTAAACGAATATGACGGTATTAGTCCTGGTTCTGGATCGCATCCAGGAAATATGGGAGGTATGGGTAAGCTTCAACTTCCATCAGGAGGAACTACAGGTTCTGGAGATGTACCATCAGGACAAGGAGACGCTAAAGAAATATTTAAAAAGAAAAAGAAAAAGAAAAAGATGAAATACGTTAGCACGTTTGAATCATTTAATTTAAGCGAATCAGCTAAACCTTCTACTGCATTAATGCAATTTGCAAAAGATGAAAATGCAGAAGAAAGGGTTTATTTAGGATATTTTTCTGGCAAATCAATGGATGCACAATCTACTAATAAGACATGGGAAGATGGAGTACCAGTAACTAAGAACTTTACTAGAGGAGGTTATAAACAAGTATCACCTAACGGTAAAATATGGATTATAGAAACTACACAATGGTGGTACTTTGAAACTAAGGGAACATGGTACGCTGTTAAGAGAAAGGATTACGGTACCCCGCCTTTTGAATATTAAAATAATTTGAGTATCATCGAATTAAAATAAAGCCTAGAGAAATCTAGGCTTTTTTTATGTAATCTAGCAAATATGTTAGAAACAATACAACTTTAGCTAATATAACTTCTAAAATAATTAGAATGCTATTAGATATTGAACAAAAAGCCAACGAAGTCATTGTTTCATACTACAACAAAGAAGGCAAGGTAGCCTTTAAAAGGTATCCAGTATCTCAATTTGAAAATTGGGTAGTTGCTGGTGAAGATGAAAAGTGGAAAGATCAAACATATACAAATTGGGATGGACGTCCTCTTAAAAGACAGCGCTCTAGAAACTTTAATAAGTTTTCTCTAGTCTATTTTATGGATTCTCTTCCTGAGAATGATCGGAAAGAAATATTCGAGTTTAATATGCCAAGAACATATTTTGTCGATATTGAAACCGAAATAGTAGATGGTTTTCCAAAAGCGGAAGAGGCTAGAACTAGAATATTAGCGTTCTCCATTATTACACCTGAACGCAAGGCTATCGTCTTAGGTCTTGATGATTTATCTAGCGAACAAATCAAGAAGATTGAGGATGACACACTAAAGCACTTTAGGAAATACGATCAAGATTGGGAGTTTAGCTACTATAAATTTAAGGATGAATACAACATGTTATATACGTTCTTGCATAAATTCCTACCTAAATTCCCAATGATGACAGGATGGAATTTTATAAACTATGACTGGCAGTATATTGTAAATCGTTGTAAAAGACTCCAGATAGATCTAACTGAAATTGCAGTAACAGGAGCTCTTGATAGTAACGATAGTAGACCTTTACATATGGGTATTTTAGATTATATGCAATTATATGACAAATATGACAGATCGGTAAAGGTAAAAGAATCAAATCGCCTTGATTTTGTTGCTGGCCAAGTTCTTGATGTTGCTAAAATAAAGCACACGGGCTCTCTACAAGATCTTTATGAAAATGATTTTCAAAAGTATGTGTTTTATAATGTAGTAGATTCTATTTTAGTATATTATATTGACGAAAAATTAAAATCAATGGAAGTTTTACTTACTCTTGCAACGATTACACAAATGCCTTTATACAAAGCAGCAAGCCCCGTTGCAGTAACCGAAGCATTAATGGCTCGTAAGATGGCTGAGCAAAATCACAAGATTGGGGTTGATTATAATCAGAAAGATAATCAAAAAGATGGCAAATACGCAGGTGCATTTGTAAAACAACCAATAGTTGGATATTATTCTGGAGTAAGCGCATTTGATTTTGCTTCACTATATCCTTCAGTAATGAGACAGTTTAATATATCACCAGAAGCATATGTAGATATAATACCTAAGACTCAAATAGAGCAACGCAGGAAGAATACAGAAGAAATAGTTTGTGAGAATGGTGTTGTATATAAGAAAGAAGATTCAGTTCTTAAAAACATACTAGGAGACTTGTATGAGCAACGAAAAGATTATAAGAAATTATCGTACCAGTATTACGAAAAGGCTCACGAACTCAAAAAAAGATTTGAAAAATAATTTTATAGATATAAGCCATGATACCATCTATATGATATATAGATTAACTAAATAAAACACAGCTACGATAAGATATGAATAAAAACATTTTTCAACCGAGAACAAATATATTACCATATGAATACCCACAATTGTTAGCGTATAAAGACGCAATTAGACACTCATATTGGATTCATACCGAATTTAACTTCACTACAGATATTGACGATTTTAAAACTAAGGTTTCTGATTCTGAAAGAGAAGTTATTAAGAGAGCAATGCTTGCGATCGCACAAATTGAAGTTAATGTTAAAACTTTTTGGGCAGATCTTTATAAAAGAATGCCTATTACAGAAGTTGGTGATGTTGGAATGACTTTTGCAGAATCTGAAGTAAGACATAAAGATGCTTACGCACAATTACTTAGAGTCCTTGGATTAGAAGATGATTTTAAAAGTGTAGTTGAAATTCCTGCAATTAAAGACAGAATTTCATACTTAAAGAAATACTTAGACGGTACAAGAAGTAGAGATGATAAAATGTATACTAAATCAGTATTACTGTTCTCATTATTTATAGAACATGTAAGTCTGTTTAGTCAGTTCTTAATTATGATGTCGTTTAACAAAGAGAAGAACTTATTTAAAGGAATCTCAAATGTAGTTGAAGCAACATCAAAAGAAGAAGAAATTCACGGAAACTTTGGATCAGAACTTATTAATATTATTAAAGAAGAAAATCCAGAATGGTTCGATGAGGAGTTTGAACAACTAATAGATTCAGCATGCAAGAAGGCTTATGTTGCTGAATGTAAAATATTAGATTGGATCTTTGAGCAAGGTGAACTTTCATTTTTGTCAAAAGAAACTATACAGAACTTTATTAAAAACAGATTCAATAACTCATTAACTCGCATCGGTATGAAACCTGTATTTGATGTTGATTTTACTGAAATTGAAAAGACATTATGGTTTGATGTAGAAATTACAGCAACTAAAGAAGGAGATTTCTTCTACAAGAAAAGTACCGATTATAATAAGAAAAGCAAATCAATTACTGAAGATGATTTGTTTTAAATTATGAAAACAATTATTCACGTTAACCAACACGTAATAAAATCTAATAGAAAGAACAATGTTAAAGATCCTGTATTAACTTGTAAAACATACAAGGATAATACATATGCACATGAAGTAAAAATATTAGGTCCTAGCAAAGTAGTGTATAGCCCTGATAAACCCCTAAGTTGTGGAGCACATGTATGGATTGAAACAGAAGGGGGAAATAACAATAATTAAATAAAATTACACATGAAATACGAAAAAAATTACTGGTTAAACGAGGATAGCAGGACGTTTCTATCTAGAGGTTACATTTCGGAAACACCGGAACAGAGGATTAAGGACATTGCAAACACGGCAGAAAGATATTTAAAGATAGAAGGATTTGCGCATAAGTTTGAGGATTATATGACCAGGGGTTTTTATAGTTTATCAACTCCAGTTTGGATTAACTTTGGAAAAGATAAAGGACTTCCAATCAGTTGTTATGGATCAAACGTAGATGACACATTAGATAGTATCTTAAACGGTTCAAGAGAGATTGGAATGATGTCAAAATATGGAGGCGGAACTTCAGTTTATTTAGGAAACATTAGAGAGCGAGGTGCAAGTATTTCTACAGGAGGGACAGCAGACGGACCAGTACACTATGCTAGAATGTATGATACTACTGTCGATGTATGTAAACAATCCGAAGCAAGAAGAGGTGCATGCGCAGCTTGGCTGCCAATAGAACATAATGACATTTTAGAATTTTTAGATATTGGAACTGAAGGAAACCCTATTCAAAATCTACAATATGGAGTTACGGTAACTGACAAATGGATTCAAGAAATGAAAGATGGTGATGCAGATAAACGTAAAGTATGGGCTAAAGTTATTCAAAAGCGCAATGAGTTTGGTTTTCCATATATCATGTTTAAAGACAACTCTAATAATAATTCTCCCTATAAAGAATTAGGACTTGAAATTACAGCTTCAAATTTATGTTCTGAAATTCAATTACCAACAGATTCATTTAATTCTTTTGTTTGTTGTTTAGGTTCATTAAATCTTTTACACTGGGATGAAATTAAAGAAACTGATGCAATTGAGACATACGTACTGTTCTTAAACGCAGTAATGGATGAATTTGTTAAGAAATCATATAACTTACCAGGAATGGCAAGAGCTCATAGATTTGCAAAAGAGCACAGAGCTATCGGATTAGGAGTACTTGGATATCATTCACTATTTCAATCAAAACTTATTGAATTTAATTCATTAGCAGCAAAGGCAATTAACCATGATATATTTTCAACGCTAAAAGAGAGAAGCGATAAGGCTTCAAGATGGCTACATGATGAGAAAGATATTAAATCAATTAGACCAGGATATGCAAACTCAACTTTGCTTGCAATCGCACCGACAAAAAGTAGTTCATTTATTCTAGGTCAAGTAAGCATGGGAATAGAACCAATTAAATCTAATTATTTCGTAAAAGATTTAGCAAAATCCAAGACAATATACAAAAATAATCACTTAATAACTGAATTAGAGAAATACGGATTAAACACTCCACAGGTATGGGAGGACATCTTAAAGAAAGATGGAAGTGTACAACACTTAGACTTTCCAACAAAGGCAGTATTTAAATCATTTATTGAAATTAGCCCAAAGGAATTAATTCTACAGGCAGCACAGAGACAAAAATTTATTGACCAATCACAGTCTTTAAATTTAATGATTCACCCAAGTGTAGCAGCAAAGGATATTAATCAATTGTATTTATATGCACACGAAGAGGGAGTAAAGACGCTATATTATCAATTTAGTCAAAGTTCAGCACAGTCATTTGCAAGAGACATTCTTGATTGTGATAGCTGCGGAGCTTAAAGAAACGCCGATCTGAAATACGATCGGATTTTAGGACCGTAATAGTTACGGCTTGGGCAGAGAAAAGTTCGCTACTATCTCTGCCCTTTTTATTTGTAAAAATAAAAGATATATAGATTATAAAAAATGAAAATAAACATTATGAAACACATTAAATTATTCGAACAGTTTATCACAGAAGGTAGAAAATCATGGGATGATATAGATCCTTATAATATTGGAGATGAATTTAAGTCTCAATTTCCAAAAAACAGAGATTGGGAAGACGAAGGATTTGAGTCATTAGAATACTGGATGCAAGAAGAATGGGGACCAAATGCGGGTGTAGAAAAAAACAAAGGATTTGATGATGCACTTGACGTAGTACAATCGTACTTATCAGACGCCGGTTATTCAGTTTAATAAAACAAAATATAAAATGAAACACATTAAATTATTTGAACAGTTTATCAATGAATCTCAATTCGCTGATGATAGTACTTCTAATCAAGATGCTAAGTTAAGGCTAAAAGAACGTACAGAACTAACAAAAAAATTAATTAAGGCAACCGGGATTACAACAT